CATGGCGGCATAGCTATACTGTACAGCAGTTCCATACCGCTTGATCACATTATACATGCCGGTCAAGGGATCTTTCTCCGCATAGGCATTGACTAGCCGCGCGTCAGTATTCAGGTTATAATCACGATTGGAAAGCGTAGCCACAAGAGGCATATACTTCGGCTCGCTCATTGTGCGGGCTTGTGGCATTAGCGCGGCCGCCCGAATTGGCTTGCCATTCGGATATCAGGTTGAAAAAACGTTGGAGCATCTTCCACGTCCCAGTTACTCAACGCATCAAACATAGCCCCGGCTTTCTTCTCACACCGATCCATGATAGCCTGAGGAGCCCCTGTGCAGATCTGGTCCGCAAGTCCCCAGTGCAACCACATGCCCCATTCAGGCGGCAACTGCATTGTATCCGTCAACGCCACAGGATTAGCCTGTTGCTGTTGAATCAGCATCTGTGCTGTTCCCGTAGCCGCCGTGGTATCAGGCGTCAACCAAAACCGTAGGTTAGTCACATAAGCCTGCTTGTCGACAAAATAACTATTTATTTCGCCTTCCTGAGTTTTGTTTGACAGCCTGTTCCAATCGTCCCAAGACAATGGTATCAAAGGCCGCTGGGTACCTGAAGAGTCTAGATAATACCCTTGTATAATTCTCGACGGTTTCTGGATCGGCACATTCCCGCTTGGGCCTAAGGTGTAAAGTGCCTGACCAGCGACGAGAGTAATCGGCTGAAGGAATTGAAGCCATAGTTTGAGTCCTTGGGTGGAGGCTGTGATGATCAATTCATTCAGGCGATTCATGTAATCGGCAAGGTCTTCGCCACTAGGGTCGCTACCTTTCTGGAGCAACCCCGCGTCTTGCATAGCAAAACGAATGATTCTGTTAGGGGTGTAGAAGTCGACAGGTAATGTCATCGTTGCTTCCCCATGTCAAGCATGAGTAGAAAGGCCTTGGGTGTTGGGACGCCAAAGGCTGAAATTGAGATTCCATCTGTAGCTTCAGGCGAGTTGATACACTGCATCCCTTCGAAGTTAAATACTCCCCTGGATTCCAAAGGCAGGATAAGGGAAGTTTCTTTTCCCTTTGTCCAATTCAGAAACAACCCTGCTTTCTCCTGTATTGCAAACAACACAGACTCGAGCTTGACCCCGGTGGCGTCATGACTGAGATCAGCGAATTTGAGGATCTGGAAGTTAGTTATTTCCTTGAACAAAATCCCAGACACCTGAAGTGTGCAATTCTTATGCCCTTCGCCTACAACTTTAACACTGATCTCATTCACTTTATCGCTCCTTGGCTGCGAGAAAAAAGTCCGCCGTCATTGTCTTAGACGAAGCGGTGCCGGACTGAATAGCCAGCGTTGGGTTGAGGTTGGCTGTGGTCAACGTGGTTGGGGTGATGGTTTGCTGAATCGCCGCCACCGCTCCGCTCGGGACAGTCGAACCTGTACCCTGCTGCGGCAGATATCCAACCAACTGCGCCCCGACAAACGCATAGATGTTTTGCTTCCGATCCACGTAGAAACCTAGATCCACATTTACGTTATTTGCTAACGAGTAGGCGCTTGTTGGAATAGTCAAGCTCGTTGGTACAGAGCCAACGGTCGTGATCAGAACCAGCGATGCTGCCCCTGACGCCTTGTAGAAATAGATTCCATCGGTGACTGTAAAAGGAGTCGTAGTCGTTTGGATCAAACCAGCGACAATCGCAGCGTTGGTCATGTCCGAGGACTGGATTCGAGTTAGGAAAAATGACTTCTTTCCAGCCGTGAAGCTGAACCCGGCGGCTGGCAATTGAATCGAGGCAATGTCTGTTGTAGCTGGCGTTGAGGTATTGGTAGTAAACAGCGCCACGCCACCGTCGCCGGCAGCCAAGGCTACAGTTCCATTTCCCGTCAGTGTCTTGGTATACCCGGACTCAGCTACTTCCTGGTCAAAATCGTCATTCCACAAATGGTAAAAGAAAGGGTTTTGAGTGCCCATCTGGGCCAAAGGCCCATAGACAGGATCACTCGTAAATCCGTTCGGATACCGATTTGGCCCTTGTGAAGGTGCTGCCATTTCAAGTCTCCTTTATGTAGGCGTATTGAATCATTTAATTCAACGCGCCCATTACGGACCGTTAGAACCCAGAATCGAGCGCGGGTCAGTCTGCCCAAATGAGCAACGGAAGTACGTAGCCGCCTTCGCGTTCTTCGTATCATACTCGTTGTCAGTATCGAACATCGGCTTATCGCGCCAGAACATCTGCATGCCGTTAGGGCAGTTGGTTCGGACAAACCAAGCATGCGGGGCCGTGAAGTAATGATTCATCTTGATGCCGCCGGGGAACGCATTTGTCGCCTTGAGCACGTTGATGTTGTTGGATGCCGACTCGGACTGAAGCACACTCTTCAGAATCCGATTCGCATTGAACCATTCTTGCTTGGGGATATGCAGGGACGTCGGCATGATCGAGATGTTCAGCCCACGATCGGTCTGGAATCCCATTGCCTGGATTGCAATATCCTCCAACGCAGCCTCGCTTAGATCGGCGCTCGGGGTCAGGGCATTGGAATACGTCCCGCCCGTAGCGTTGATGTGGTTGGGAGATACCAACGTCGCACCGTCCGAATTGAGGAAGATGTTGCCCGTAAAGGCATCATTGTAGATACCTGCACCCAATTGCTCCAGCGTTTGCGCAATCGAGAACGCATTGGCCTTGGCTCGCCGCTTTGACACAACTTCGTAGAGATTGTCTCGCAGCTCTTCAAAGGTCACAATGTAACCCAGCGCATAAGCAATATGCGTGTAGGTTGCCACTGTACCCTGGATTTCAGAGTCAAAGCTCATTGCATCGCCTTCCGGTTTCGCGGGGGCAAGGCCAAAGCCTGTAATCTGAACGTCCTGCTCGTAGGCCTGATCTGACATCATTACGTCATACAGGTCCGTATACTCAGTGGGGTGTTCGTTGTACACTTGACCCCAGAAAGCGTGCACACCAGGCCATAGGGCTTTTGGATGTGCACCAGTTGTAATAACTCCACCTGCCATAAAAATTCTCCTTTAGATACCAGCGCGGCCGGGCATGTAGTAATGGTTGTTCAGCAAGCACAACCATTTGGCATACGGGCCATAGGTGTTGTAGATGCCGGTTGACGAGTCGATGACCTGGGCAAGGCCCAATAACTTGAGGTTATAGGTTGCCGTAGTGGCCGGAGCAGTGTTGTTGTTGAGGTATGCGCCAGAATACATCACGCCGGTCGCGGGGGCCGCGAGGGCGAAGTTAGCATTCTTGGAGCAAGCCGCCACAGTTAACGCTGTGCCGCCGCCACCTTCCTGGATCATAAAGATGATATTCGGATCATCGGCTACCAGTGCATAGTACGGTTTGATCTTGGTCGCCGGCGCCCCAGTTACCACCTGAGATCCATACCCCAGATTGCTCGGATCAATGTACGGTCCGCCACGAGGGGTGGTGCCGATTGCCAGGATAACCCCGACGTTGGTCGCACCGACCTGCCCAACGGTCAACGTCGGCAGACCGGCATCTTCCCCCGTAATCGTCGCAGTACCCGCCTTGAGTGAAACCGGATCACCAACATAATACGCATTGGTGTCTCCCGAATCAATATGGTACATTCTGCCACGTCCGTCCCAGTTGTTACCGCTCAGGTATTTTACTGGAGTCAGACCTTGTGGCTTGTTCAATGTTGAAACAAGTGCCATTTGGAACTCCTGAAGTTAAAGTTAAAGTCGTTTAAATTACTTAGCAATACGTGCCTTGCGGGTCGGGCGGTTGAACACAGGAGCTGAAGTACGTGCTGTCTTGACGTAACGCAGGTCCTGGTCTTGGCCCGAAACCGGGTTGTTGGGACTATCTTGAATTTGCTCATCGCGGAAGATACCTGACATGAGGCCGGCATTCTTGGCATCGATAGCCTTTCGGTCCTCTTCCCAAAATTCGTTCTTGAGTTTCATCAGGGTCAAGTATTCAGGCTTGGCGAGTTCACTGACGCCAGAGTGGACAGTCACACGGGAGCCGAGGTCGGCTGAACCGGAAATGCTACCGTGAGTGCCGACACCCATTTGGTTGACAGGAACCTCGTCCGACGAGACAAACTCGTAAGCGGCCTGAAGGGCCCTGGGAATATTCTTCTCCAGAAACCAATGCAGGTGATATCCGGGAATTTCAGGAACCTCGAGCCTTTGCAACGGTACGGACATAGGAATACGCTTTCGATTCCCTGCCACAACCTTGTTCATGTCGACTGAAGGATTCGCCTTCGGCACGTCGGCCGAATTAAGTTCTTGTGCCATTATTACTCTCTCTCAAAGTATTTAGACGCATAATTTGCCCGATAGGCTTCAATGTTCTCGAACAGCCTGCCTTTGCCAAAGGTCATTGACCTGGCGAATTTTTCACACCCTGCCTGGGCTTCGGGCGGCATGTCGGCATAGGATTTGCCGCCCATCCCGCCGCCGCCGCTTGAAGACCTGCCACCTCCTTCCACCTTATCAACCCGTCGCGTAGAGCCAGATTTATCAAGAACTGCTTCGGTTTGCCTGGCGACTTCCTCAAAGAATTCTCGGCCAGTGAGTTCGGAACCTTCCGAGCGAAGTTTTTGTGCGACGCCGTTAGCTACTCCGGTTTTGATCGGGTCAGTGTTGTACCAGGGGTTCTCGGCGAGCCAACTGTCAAAGGTAGCTTTGGCCTTGAGTATTTCAGGGGTGGCGGCAGGTTTTTCAACCTGGGGTTTTTCAGCCGGTTTCTCAGCCGCCTTCGCCTGTGCCGCCTTGTGCTCAGTCAACTGATCCGTCAGCTCCACTTCCCGATCCACATCGCCCGAGCGTTTTGCTTCCCGCAACTCCGCAATAAGCTGCGATCTAATTTCATCAGCTTTTTGCTTGGTGATTGCCGTGTTGAAGTTTTTAAGCTCTTCGATAACCTGTTTGCTTTCCTCAACGGTAGTCTGTAATTCGTTAAGTCGGCTTTTGGTCGACTCCAGTTCACTAGAGAGCTGGCGGTTAGTGGCCTTGAGAATAGGCATCACTTCCTCGCCGCGCTTCACGTAGGTTTCAGCGTCGACCCAGTTAGACGGATCGCCGCGAAATTTTTCCTTCGGCGACCAGCCCATAGCGGCCGCTTTGGTTTCAATTTCATTAGCGCTCATGCTTCACATCCTACAAAGATATCTCGATCGTTGACTATGCGGTAAGGCTTGTCATCCTTGCCCGCAACCATCACGCCGGCAAAACGGGTGATCATCACAATGTCACCAGGCACAGCCCGAGGTTCAGGCTCGTCATGCCAGGCGGCCGCACCAACCGCAAGTACCCTGACTTTGGTTTCAGCCGTTTGCATACGTTCCTTAACCGCGGGTGGTAGCACTAGTATACTTGTGACTTGAAGTTCGTAAGGCTCCACCAGTACCGCTACGCCCTTCGGCTTCAGTCCCGACTTGTTTATCGTCATCGAATGTCTCCTTGACTTGGCTATAATCTAGATCTAAAAGTTTATCGATTACTGTCACCTGACCCAGCACACCTTCGTTCATCAACGCGGTTTGCTCGGCCGTCTCACCCTGGAAGACCCGGCTGGCCCATTGCTCCATTAGCGCCTGGCGCCATTCCCGGAGCAGCTCCCTGAACACCAGGGTTTGCGGCTCCGTTTCCCATTGTTCCCATTCCTTTTCCGTCGGCAGAACCATTTTCTTGTACTCCTTGAGCAGCCTCGATGCGCCGCATTAACATGTTGTCGTGTGTCTCTAAGGCATCAACTATCTGTTCAAAAGCTTCAATTTTCAGCTTCATTGCCTCGGTCTGAACTCCCGCCATGATCTCGACGATCTGAGCCTGGTATAAATTAATCTGCGCCTGGTTCAGCCGCCGAGCATCCTGCAGTTCCTGAATGAATTTCCACTTTTCAAAGTCAATTTTCATCTGCTGCCCCTTCAGCTTCATCTCCTCGATCTGACCTTTGGGATTGGGGAGAGGAGGGACTTTATCGGGACCTGGGTAGACTTCATCGACCCCATCGACTTGCATTGCTTTGAGAAATCTCTTTTCGACGGTGGGTCGATCGTAGCCAGGCATTTCGGCGGCAGCCTGACGTAAGTGCATTGCCTGAGTAAGTCTAAGAGCATTTGATGTAATGTTTGGGTCTGCGACGGGGACAACCTGATTAGGATTGCCTGAATAATCTTCTCGTCGGACAAAATCATTTTTCTCCCCAAAGCGAGAGGTTACAGGTAGATACTGCCCATTGAGGTCATGGAGTTTCTTAAACTCTTCCTTGAGCGACCGCCAGACACGTTTGAAAATAGCCGAGTAGACTCTCATGCCTTGTTCAAGGGTGTTGCGGGAAGTCTCAGCTGGGGTGTTCTGTCCAGGGTTTTTCCCCACCATCGGGTCTGTAGTCCCTGCCACCCTATCCGTATACTCGATCAACAGCTGCAGCAGCTGCAACATTACTGTAGACGGCTCCCGGACTGGGAATTGTACAAGGGACTTTCGAAGGTCATCTCCTGTGGAATCAACTCGATTCCACTGCCAGGGCGAAAAAGAATATACACCACCCCGGATTTTAGCGCCTCGGCCAAGGAAGCCGCCATTTGAGTTTGCCATTGTTCCGCAGTCAAAGAGTTGATTAATTCCTGTGTTAACTCCTTCGTTGAGCGGTCCAAGCAAAACTCCGAATCCAATGTCGTAAATACTGCCGTCGGGTGAAGGTATAAAAGAATACTTGGTAAAGTACTCGGTTGCGTTGATCTGGAGAATTTCTTTCGTATTCCCAACATACTCAACAGCTTTCTCACTTTCCCATCTAGCCACGATTCTGAGTACTTCACCTGAGCGTTCCTCCACAGTTACAATATAAGGCTCCGCATAGCCGTCCCCATCGAGATCCAAATTCCGATGTTGTTCCAGGGTGCGAAAAGGGGTATCCGTGTCGATAGAAGGCTGTTGAACGCCGGCACGATTATCTTGCTTATCATTAGTCTCAGGCATAGAAGTCGTAGAATTATACCAATCACTAGCCAAAACATCGCGAAATATTCCCCGCTTGACACGTTCATAAATTTCATTCCTAAACAAGGGTTTGATGTGGGTCTTGCGCTGGGCGGTCTCAATTGACTTGGCCCAGTAATCAACCACCAGATCTCGGGCCAAAACCAGTTCACTCACATTATGATTTAGTGTAGTCGAGAAGTAAGTCTTGATAAAGGCAGTGCCAACGATACCAAGGTTAATGAGTAATGAATCGTGTTGGGCTTCCCAGGCAGTGTCTTCTTCCAAAACCTGCCAAGACATGTGTCGAGAAATGCGATCGGCGCGGTTTCGTAGGGTCTCACTGGCATCAGCGCCCACGGTGCGATAGCGAACCACGTCAGTGCCTTGCACAATGTTCTCGTAGGATCGGGCTGAAAATTGCAGGCTTGCGATAGTAATGAGGGGGAATATAACATTAGAGGCTCCAGGCCAGGGGAAGTTTTTTTCCTTTTGGATTTGCATGGCCAGGTCCATCCCGGCTTCCATCCGGGTTTCCCAGTCAATGCGAGACTGCTTGTCGCGTTTGTAACCTTCCATGACTAGCATGCCGATTTTCTTCAGATCATCAGGGGCAAAGCGGTCACAAAGGTTAGCCGCCTTTGCCACCGATTCGTCAATCTCGATCCTGGTACTCAACTCAAGCCCTATCACTTCTTATGCTCCGTAGGCGCTATTTCAGGATTTTGTGAAACAAAGAACTGCCCCCAGATCAATTGCGGCATTATCTCCTCGCAATAAGTACACTGAATTTTCGCATCCGGCCGCAGAACAAAAGTCTGGTTCTCACACGCACAGACAAAACAGTATTTGTTTTCTGGTCTCTGGTCGTCAAGGTTAACTACTTTACCCATTTCAGTACCCCGTTACTGCAGAGCGGCCGGCGGCATGCCTGGACATTTGACTCTGGTATTTGAATTCAGCCATATCGTCAGTCTCGTAATCTTCCTCTTCGGAAGGGGTGTAGGACTCAAAGCCGAGGGACAAGAGAGCCGCCGAATCGAACTGGTCGTCTAGCATCGCCTCGCTATCTCCGGTGAACCGAAGGTTCTCGGCTTCAAAGTCCTCGTACCAGGCGGCTTGCTTGTTGAAGCGGCAGCCCAAGGCCTTCATGCGTTTCTGGTACGAACGACCTCGAATCTTTTTATCCTTAACCGGATTGATCACGGTAAAGGCAATCCAGACATCCCGCTTGATCATTTCGGCATTGATGACAGGTTCAAGAGATTTCCAAATTTGCCCGCCTTCCACAAAGAACATATCAGGGCTATAAGCTTTCTGGATGGCAAACATCTCGTCAATGATTTCTAGTGAGTCCCACCTACCACACCGCTGGTCGACATAATGCAACAGGTTATCAATACACTTCCCGCCTATAGTAAGAGAAGTTCTATTAGCCGTATCAGCTTTAGAAATAGCAAAATCGCAACCCACTGCAAAGATTTTAGCTTTTTCATAATCTTCGTCTTTCATCGCAACGAAGTAGTCCTCGCGGAGGTAAGCGTCTTCATTGTCAAAAGGATCGTTGAGGTATTCCTGGGAATAGCCGGCGGCATCATGCTCGTTGATGAACTCCTGGCGGATGGCTCTCAGGCGACTTTCGGGGAATTTCTCAGGCCACAGTGCGCCGCCAAAGTCGTCAAACGAATTATGTGCCTTGTAAATCTTCGAGTTCCACGATTTGTTTTTGATCAAGTGATTAAGCAACGAGTCCTCGTGAAGGATGGTGCCATGGACCCGAATCTTGCCGCCGTCGCGGAGGGATTGTTTGCAGGCTCGGAAGAACCACTTACGGAATTTCTTGCGCCGGTCGCGGGATTCAACCTGCTCGTCATCCTCAAGGTCATCCCCGATGATTAGTCCTGGACGGCGGCCATGCCACTTTCGTCCACGGATTTTCTGCTCAGCCCCGCGAGCAATGAACCTAAATTCATAGCCGTCGGCACACTGAACAATGATATCAGTCTTTTGATCAGTGACAAACTTGCTGATCTTGAAATCGTGAATAAGCTCGTCGTTGTCTCGAAGCTCATTTGCGATATCATTCAAGTGTTCGATTGCCATTTCCTCACTTGAGCCTACGATGATGATGTAGTTCTCAACGCGGAAGAGTGCGGTGGCCAGGGCATAATCGTGGGTCAGAGCTGTGGATTTGGCATGATTTCGTGGGGCTGCGGTAGCCGCCTGCAAGACCGACGAGCAGTACCGAGTCCAGCACTCACGATGGAACTCAGGAGTAGCCTGGGCCATATCGTAGCGAGGGCTCAGATAGACCCCTGCAAACGCCTCAATGAGGTCGGCAGTGAGCTTGGGAGTTGTAACTACATCATTCATGGTACATCAGGCTGAACAGCTATATAACCAGAGAGTTCGACAGTTTGGCCATAGGAGGTCTGGATGGTGCAGATCAAGTCGTAAATGACGCCGGCAATTCCAGCGGTGATTAACTGATTGACTTGTGTGCCGCTGATCGTAGAAATGCCTTCGACCATTGACCCAGGACTCGAATCAACCCCCGACCAAACATTGGAAGTAACACTTGCCGTGTTGATGGTTTCGCCGGGAACCAGGGACGAAATAAAGTCAAACGTATAGCTCAGGGTTTCGCCTACTTTCTTTGAAGGTAACACTACACGACCTCCAGAGACTGTAACCGGACGAAAGGGCGAGACGGCGGCTTGCTGGATGGCAAATACAACTGACTGGCCGTTAAGGTTAAAGGTTCCCACAGACAGGTTAAGCGTCTGCCCAAATTGCACTGCTTGGCCGGTAAGATTAAATATCCCTGGAGAGAGTGGGAAAAAGTTTGTTGAGCTGAAGGTAACTGTTTCGCCGGCGAGGCTAAACGTGCCAAAGACTGGCCCCAGTTCAAATGCGCTTTGGGAATCTGCGCCTGACAAGTTAATAACTGCTGGAGACAAAACCAGGTTATAGCCAGCAATAGAATTGCCAATAGCAAGTCCCAGGTTTTGACCAGCAAGTGAGTAGGTTCCTTTTGCCAGAGATACCGCATAGCTTGAACCATACTGACCATCAGCACTACCCAGAATACTATCAGCGCTAGGGGCGAGAGAGTCAGCTGACCACACAAGTTAATACCTCCGGTACCAGGTTGTAGTGGCTGAGCGATACCGGAACGAGATGCCGGTGTTGGCGCTCAGACTGGAAGGTGATCCACTCACCGTGCCGCCCGTCATGGCAAAGCTGGTGATTGCAGTGGTTGTGGAGATCTCAAGAATTTGCTGGTCGTAGGCCGCTGTGGGCAACGTGACAGTCATCGACGTTGGGCCGTTGAGTTCAAGGACGGTGACACCTGGGGTTACGGTGACAGTGGTACCGGCCGTGACGTACTGGCTGGCTAACACGGCGGCTGAACCAATAATGTAAGGCGTGCCGGCGGCTATCGCCGTGGCAAAGGCGTAGGACAGTGTTAGGGTCGTTGCCGTGTTTGAGGCAATCGGACTTGATTGCCCCGCATACGGGCCGCCCAGGAGGGTTACCTGGTACGTACCCTGGAATTGATTGGTTGTCCAGGCTTTGAATCCATCCACGATAGTCGAAGGACTGGTTCCGCCTACGTTAGTTGCAGAACCCTCAGTATAGCCATTGGTGGTCGGGGAAATTTTATATGGGATGCTGGCCGGCACCGTGGCGGCAAATGCAGGAGAGACTGTGATAGCCGTCGAGGTATTGGACACGATGGAACGCTGAACTCCGGTCAACGTCGGATACGTAGCCGCCGATCCACCAAGCTCTAGAATTTGCCCCGCAAACTGATTGGTTCCCCAGGTCTGCGTCGAGTCAACCAACTGGTTTGTCGCACCTGCCCCTGAGCTAACTCCAAAGGTTCCCGTCGTCGAGGCCCTGCGAGCAATGGCCGAAGCCAGGACCGAGAAGTTATCATCCACCTTTCCAAACGCTACCCGAGCAGGATCGCCTGTGCCGTCGTTGGGGACAGAGCCAATGCCTACCACGTTGACTGCAGAAGCTACACCACTAATCCCTGCTCCTAGAAACGAATCAACCGCCGAGGTCATATACTGGGAGCCGCCACCGACAGACCACACAGGGTTATAAGTTCCTGCCCCGGAAACAACTTGATACGCTGAAGCCATTAGAACGCTATTGGGATAAGAAGTTCCTAAACCATACGAATAAGCCAAAGTATAGCCTGTCGGCTGCGTATAGGTGATTACAGCAAAAGCACTTAACTCAAAGGTCGAAATTATAATCGCTCCGTTGGCGGCTTCAGCCCCCAGGGTGATAGAAGGATAGCTGCCTGCGGAAGCCGAGTTGAGAAACCCGGAAGTGGTTCCGGATTGATCCAAGATGCCTGAGGTTAATCCGCCAGTAATCTCATAGAATACAATAGTTCCCTTAAAACATCCGATTATATAAGAATCACCGGCGGCAGGTGCATTTGTAAAAGCTGAAGCAACAGTTAACTGCGTTGCAGTATTGCTGCTAATTTTTTCATTCTGTGCGGTAGTAACGTCGATTACTGTGTAATTGGTATAGGCGTTAGTCACCCAAGATTGAGTTGTGTCAATCAGGGTAGTAGTGGTGCCGGTGGCCGAACACGTGCCAGTGTTATACACCTGATTCGTTGCCGTCACCACATGTCCTGTGCCGCCGACCCCGTTCTGGCAGTAGTACCGCAACACAGTACAATTTTGACTGTCGTTAATTGCACTGCCAATTTGGGTCCAGGTATTACCCTTGTTGTCAGTTACATTTAAGAGGCGATTGTTAACTGGCTGTTTGTGAGTAATTACACAGTAAAACGTTGAGCCACTCGGAGACGTGTTGCCGGAGGCACTGGCAACAAAATAACTTTGGTTTGTGTCGTTTGATGCGCCGACAGTCAAGGCACCAGTTGAGATTGTCATTCAGGTTCCTAGTTAAAACTGTAAAAGGTTGCGCGGCCGACACGGATAGCTACGCGGCCATTAGTGGTTGGGTGAGTACCGTCAACGAAGTTCAAAGGTAAAACATACATGTTGTAGCCTAAGAGTAAACCAGGGTAGCTAGCTTGGAGCGTGGGATACTGAGCGATATACGAACCTACCCAGGTGTTATTGGGGCTATTCGGCGGATAGTCAAGATAGACAGTCTTGCCGGCGGCTTGAGCAGCCGCGATCACTGGCCCAATGGCCGAGACAAACTGGGAAGCTGTTCCTGACGAGTTAGTCCCGAGTTTGATAACAACATACTTACCGACAAAATCAGTAGTGAAAATGTTAGTATAGTTGGTTGTGACATAGGTATTCCAATTTGCGGCTGTCCAGCCGCCTTGACCGCCCGGCACCTGACGAGGCGTAAAACCGGCATGGTTATATCCACCAACTCCCAAACCATTAATTGGCGTCGGCCAGCCGGCAATCTGAGTCACAGTCAAACTTGCCCCTGAACCTGTTCCGCCAATGTAGGTGTTGGGGACAGTTAACACATCACCAATTTTATACCCATAACCCATTGCATTTAAAGGACCAAGGCCGGTTACAGAAGTAACAACGCCGGCAGAACTGACAACAATAGTAGCGACAGCATTAGCACCTGTCCCGCCGGCAAGTATGATGGTGTTGTAGGTTCCTGGGGTATAGCCAGTTCCGCCATTGGTTAAAGTAGAAGAGGCAATAAAGCCGCCCGTCCGGCAAATCTCACCAAAGGACAAACAAGCCACCGACGGATTAACACCATCTCCAAGGCCTTGAAGATTCATCGCCTGTTCGTCGATCGAATCACCAAGGAAAAAATAAGACAAGTCAGAAGCTATGCCGCCGTTGGTAGTGCAGAAAGTGTTATCGTAAATATCGGCTTTAATAGCAATATCACTATTTCCACTCGAACCGTTGCCGCCACTATAAAACCTTCCAATCCAGTTAATCGTAGAGTTGACAGTGACCAGGTCTTCCAAGGTATTTAGGCTAATAGTCCCTGGAGCCGTTATACCCGTTCGAGTTGCAACTGTAACCCAACCAGTAGTCGGTGGAGAAGTGCCGCCTGGAGCAGTATTAGTAACGACTGTGTAAGTACCAGGGCCGTTGTAGAAGGGAGAATTACCGTCAGCGTATCCATCGAAATTAGGATTACCAGGAGCATACCAAACCATTTTGATCTGGGTAGTGCCATTAGCAGTGTTCCACGATACATCATACATTTCCTTTACAATGTTAGTTGGTGAAGGGACACCTTGGCTTGAACGCCAATTGACAGTATAATCGGCACTGGTCAGGTTAGCCGCCGTGCCCGATGAAGTATAAGGAATACAAGGTACACTGCAATCGCGGCTAATCAGTTGGCTACCCGCGTGCTTACGTTGCCAATCAAACTGAACTTGGCCTGCGCCGGTAAGTGGTAAGATTGTCGAATTGTCTGAAGCAAAGCCGGTAAGGAACGGGCCGTCGGAACCTGAAAGTGGACCCGCATACCCATAGGCTCGGGTGTTGCCCCATTCCCAGTTAACTCGAGACATGCCATAGGTGTCGGCAAAAAGGTTCATACGGGACAAATGGGGTTCGCTGGACGTTGCAGCCGTACCTGCGCCACCACCGTCCTCGGTTGAAATTAGGGCGTAACCTGCCGCTGTCAGGGCAGCTCCCCACTGAAGGCTGGCTGAGGTCCCTGAACCACTGTCGCGGCCAATCAACGGCCATACGTCTCCATCGAGATAAGGGTAAGTTCCCTGCCCATAACAATGCCAGGTAAAACCGAGTTGGTTAGCCGAATCTGTCGGCATGTTGGTTAGGGCGTGCTGAAGTTCCTGGGTATAAGAATTACCCGAGACAAGGCAGACATTGGTAGCCCCGGTCGCCCGGACAGCATTGAGCATGGCCTGGTGATTGGTCGTCTGCCACGAAACAGGTATGACGTAGGTACCCTGGCCGCTCGTGTTAACCAAGCCGCTACACCAGGCCGTAGTTGACCACACAGCGGCATCGGCAGTTACAGATGTTGAGCCGCCCGACGTAGTGGTGAGTTTATAGGGATTATAACTGAGATAAGGTTCATTAAACAATTCAAATGCAATACCTGCGTTACTGATCCCGGCTAATGGCGGGCTGACGTTATTCCCATAACGCTGGGCGATTGAGGTCCAGAAAGCAATATCGGTATTGGCATTAGCCATTTGAGGCTGACCCAAGGGCATTAGGTAATAGGTTGTGGTGCCTATAACTATTTGCGGGGCAGACCAGTGCAAATCTAGAATAACATAACAACCTACACTCTGAAATTGCGCAATGGCGTTATCGATACTGGATTTATAAGTCCCGTGATAATCCGCATTTCGAGTGGTGGAAACTATATTGACACTGGCTGTAGCCGTTGAGGCGGAGGCGTTGTTGCCACTAACGTCAAGAGTGGACCAGGTTACATTAGGAGAGTTCTGGGTAAAGGTGGCAGTAGTGAACGGTGAGCCGCCGAAGTACATTCCATAGGAACCGCTAGGCAAAGTCCAATTGCCAATTAACTGCCCACTTGTCGATCCGAATGTAGGGGCGGCAGTAAAGGTAACGGATTGAGTAGTAAGCACCGCACACGTTAATCCAAGCCACGAAGCTGCGTTAAGTTGAAGACGAACTACATTATGGTTCCAGCCGTTGTAGCCGTACTGGTAAGTCGGCGGCACCGAATATCCGCCGTCGGCCCAGTCGTTGGCTTGAGCCTGGGCACTGGAGTTAGCCGTGCCGCCGACGTTGCCGCCCATCAGGAGACCCTTTTGGGTTCCATTAGAAAACGCACCACCTGAAATAGTCAACGTTCCGGTATAAGGCAATCGCTGGTTATAAACCACCGCTCCGATAGTATACGAGGCCGAACCAACAGCACTGTTTGCGAAACCGGCCAGCGTAGCCAGGGCTTGAACAGTTTCGGAAGCAGTAACGTTAATCGGCGTCCCGGTGTAAGGTGTGCTACTGGGCGTCGGGGTTGTTCCATTAGTGGTATAGAATATCGAGGCCCCGGCAGTAGCACATGAAGGGGTGACGCTCTGGGCGCCAGAGTAAGTTCCACCTGCAGGGCTGAAGGTAGGGGTGGCTACCTGAGAACCGGTGATGGAGTAGAGGGAGCTGCCGACGGCGCTGGTCGAGTAGCCAGGAGCGGTGGCGATGTAGTTGAGAATCTTGGTAGAGGAAATCAATAACGGAGTTGAGTAGACTGAGCTGGAGGTTGTAGGGGTGGAACCGTCCAGGGTGTAGTAGATTACAGCACCAGCGGTAGCGTCGCTTAAGGTTACAGACTGGCTTGAACCATAGGTGCCGGCGGCCGGACTGGCGACAGGGGTCTGGGCCAGGGTCGGGCTAATGGCAATGGAAAAAGTCTTGGTTGACTGTGTTGGTGTCGGAGTAGTCGAGTCGGTTACCGTGACGCTGACACTATCGGTTTCTACATTCAGGGGCAATCCGGTCAACGCCCCCGTCGAAGGATTGATTGAATAAGTATTGGTACCGATTACAACGCTGGACGACCAGGTGTAGGGCGGGATGCCGCCCGTTGCAGCGATGGTTACGTTATAGGGGACTGACTGCTGGCCACCGAAAAGCGGCGAGGCAGAGGTGATCGCTACGCCAACCTGGGCTCCAGTCGTCGCAAACACCACACCTACGGATTCAAGGCAAAACAACCCGTGCGCTGGCTCGAGCGTGTAAGGTATCTTGCCAAACCCAAGGTTGAGACCTGCGGGCATTTAGCTGATCTGCAACACGCCGTTGGTTGCGTCAAAGGTGGCGGTGAAGGTTTGGCCAGAAGCCAGGGTGATCGAGGCACCATAGTCCCAATAGCCGATTAAGGGCTTGAGTGGGGTGGTTGGTGTGGTGTCGTAGAGGACTGCATAACGAAACGGACCCATCGCGCCGGTAGCGGTCCAGGTAGGGTTAGCCGCCGACACAATGAGCTTTTCGATGCCGCCGGTCTGAGTGGACGACACGGTTGTAACGGCTGCGCCGCCTGTTGTATACCCTGCTCCGCTGGCCAGCTCGTTGGCGCTAATATCCCCATAAAGGGTATTGGTTGCCACGGGGGCTGTGTTGGTTAAGAGCAACTTGAGAGTATCGCTTGCCAGGTTGATATTGCCATTAGCAATTTCCTGGACAAACGCGTTGAATTTGTTAAACGCTGCCATGGGTTAGAGTCCTTGTAGAACGAGGAGGTCGACTGCGCCGGCGGTCAGGGCACTGACGGCAAGGCGGACAGCGGTGACCGGGAAGCCGATATTGCCGACCGTGCGGGTGGAGACGGCAGTGAAGCCGGTTACGGTGGCTACGCGGAGCTGAGTGGCCTTGGCAGTAGCCGCCGTGGGACCAGAATTGGCAACGGTGTAGGTGTACTGGGTAGCCGACGTTACGGTGACAGTTACACCTAAATCACCATTGCCGTTGGCGGCAAGGGGGCTATCCAGATTCGTCGATCCCGAGCCCTTGATGATCACCGAGTCGCCGGTTGACAAACCGTGGCCTAGGCCCAGAGGACCTGTATCTGTAACAGTAGCCGTAGTGGTAACCCGAGCAATTGTGACGATGTTTGAGGCACTTATATCGTCCAGGGTTTCTTGCACCACACAAGTAAGTCCTGTAGCGGTTGACCAGGGCACCACGGCAAGGCCAATCTGGATAGCTCTCTGCAGGTAGTTGATGGGCACCCATTGGGAGTTGCCAACGGCTGAAACTGTTTCCCTTATCGGTCTCATTGGCAGACACCGTTCATACGGCTCTGTCTACGAATAGGCTGAGCATCGGTGGGTTCAAACTGGTTGCTGAGGGGGCTGATGTTCATCAAATCAGGCTGGCACAGCTTGAGCCTTGTAGCTTCTTTGGTGCCGGGTTCACGCTTGGATTTTTTAACCTTCGATTGTTTCGCTTTCACTAAAATCTCCTGAGGCTTCCGCTTTCTTGGTATGGAGGAGCTTTACAAGGCGGCCGCCCAGATCATTAAGATGGTTGTCAACATTAACCTGCACAGCTACCGTTTGCTCCCTGGCTCCATACCCCAAGGCTCTGGACGATAGTTCAAGTGATCGAATGACGAGGTTGTCGGGGATCTTTAAGGCATCCGGCTCGTTCATCTTCTGGCGAAGGATGTCGAGGCTGCGCGACATAAGGCTCTGAAGCTGTTCTTCAACCGAGGCCCGGATGGCGGGGTCGACCAACTCGCCAGTACGCTCTAAGAGCTTTGCCTTGAACGCGTCGGAGTTAATAACCTGCGAAATCCACGACGGCGTGTAACCAAAGTGCCGGGCCAGGGCATTTTGCGAAATCCCTGGATTGGCAATCATCAGGTTAATCATCGCGTCGTGGGTATAGTGAACCTTCCCGATCCCCCGGGCGGCTCCTGAAGGCCACTGGGGCGGACTGGATTTCACCACGGGCGGAGTAGGATGCTTGACGGACTCTTCGAGAAGCTGATCAAGAGAGGAGTTGTCCTGCGTTCCCTGGCGGGCCCCCGAGCATAGCTCGGCCTGACTGGGTGGTTGATCCACTTGGTCCAGGATTTCGAAAAGCGGATCGGCGGCCATCTCGCGAGGATACCCCAGCCCTGTCCCCGAGTCAACAAAGCGATTGTAAAATTTACAAATGCTTTGTTGACAATGGAGGCGCCTTGAATGAGATTATTTAAGGCGCCTACAATTACAGGCCTTCGCCCGCGAAAAAGAACATTGGAGCGATTTCGCGCACTAAGAAAATTTCCCCCTCCCCCGGGTCCTCCAGGCCCGACCGCCCAGCACCAGGCCGGCGGCGGCGCAAGGGTGGCCGATGCAGTGTCATGGTGATGTACAACACCACTGGGCTAATGATGCCTTGGAGTATGGCAGAGGGTTTGGCGAGGGGTGGCGGGCGGCTGCCTATGATGCACTGCAATACTTGGCAGGCCGTTGGTTGACCAGGCAACAGTCGCGCCGGGACAACACATGTCGGCGGCTGTATGAACATCCAGTGGTGACAAAAATTGTCACAATGTGACGGTCACTAAGTGACAAAAATTGTCACGTTGCAATGCACAATTCCCAGTGTCTCATGGTGCACTGCGATTAATCGACCAACCAGCGGGCCGGCATGCCAACATTACAAATTGTTAATGTGGGCCTGGTTGGCACGGCACTGGCATGTATATGGGCGTCGATTGATTGATTCACAAACCTGAATGGAGACTCAAATGAAACTCAGAGCGAATAGTGTGATTGCCACGCAGTGGATTGGGAATGTATTCCATGTAAACGTGCCGGAGGCAGGCTTTACAAAACAGTTCGATATCACGCTGGCTTCCCAGGCGTGCCGTGAGCAGGCCGAGCGGCATGGATGGGAGCAGCGAATTCGGGACGCTGCAGCGATGAGCAGGGATACGACAACTGGGAAGTCAGCCAGCCCTCAGGACAAGTTTAATGCTATGGCGGAACTGATTGAGCACTATGAGAGTGGTGCTATAGAATGGCGCCTGGCCGGAGGCGGCGGCCAGTCCCAGGGCGGGTTGCTGCTCAAGGCATTGATGCGGTATCAGCCTGAGAAGTCTGAGGACAGCATACGTGCCTTTCTGGCGAGCAAGGATGCCAAATTCAAGGCGCGGTTGCTGGCGAGTGACAAGATCCGACCGATTGCGGACGAGATCAGGGCCGAAGCAGGGCGAGGCATCGAGACTGATGACTTGCTGAGTGACTTTGGGACTGAGGACGAGGACGAGACCGCCGAAGGGGAGAGTGAAGTAGACTTCTAGGAGGCTGGGAGGGGGTGGTAGGTAGCTATGGTTACCTATCATCTCCTCATCCCCTCACCTAACAATGTATCCCCTCACCGCTTGTCGTTCGGGGTTTTTGAATAATTCAAGGCGCCTAGAAAAAGGACTGGTTTGTTTTTTATTTTTTTTTTTCTTATAACAAAGCAGTCCCCTAGGGCCTGGGACCTGGGTAGTCTCTAGGGGCACTGGGAGGGGCGGGGTATTGTAGGCGCATTAACGGCGGGAACCGAAACCCCCGATAGGCAAGCGGGGAGGGGAGGCATGGTGAGGCATGGTGAGGCATGGTGAGGCATGGTGAGGCATGGTGAGGCATGGTGAGATGATGAGATGAGTTGAGATGCGCAAAGGATTGACACCCATTCCCCATTGCTTTATTGACATGCCGCCGACCGCCATGCCATACTGCGCGTTGGCAAATCTCACGCATTCAAGGAGATGGGTATGGTATACAGGATAAACAATCGGCGGCATGCGAAGGTTAACGCTGACGCAGTGATTGACATTCGCAAGCTGTTTGCGGATGGAATGACGCAAAGGGAATTAGCGCAGCGTTATGACGTGGCTGTGGGGACAATTGGCAGGATTGTCCGGGGCGAATCGTGGAAAACACTTCCGATGATTCGGACAGAGCAAGAGATTGAACACGATATGGCGCTGGATGACGGGGAGCGTAGTGAAGAGATGAAACGACGAGCCGCCGAATTCATGGAAGGAGTACAGCGTAGGCTAGAAACGGCTGATGATGACAGACCGCCGATAGTAGATTACGTTGAACTTCGCAAGAGGTCGGATGAAGAACGAAGGTTGAAACAATTAGCTGAATTGGAAAACAAAGGAGACTCGAATGTTAGTGAACGAACAGCAGATATTGACAGTCTTTCTGGCAGTGATGATACTGCCAATGGGGTGGGCATTGTGGACAGGGTTTTGGTGGATAGTAGATCAGATGGCGGCTTGGGGACAAGCACGCCGCCGGCTCGCCCCGTATCGCAAGGTGAATGACTGCAAACCAGGGTGTTTCATGACCAGGGAGGATCTGGAATGACAAAGCTCCAAAAGGCCCGCCGGGAATGGTTAGCCTCCGGCAAGCGTGACTGGCAAGGGTATTTCAAGGCCGTTCGGGAGGCCGAGCACGAGCTGAGAATGCTTCGCAGAGCCAGGCTCGGACAGGGACTAATGTTTTTGAAGCCTCAAGCTGAGTAATGCTCAAGTCGTTTGTGTCGCAGCCGATCCGGAGGATCGGGGGCTACATAGACGACTTTATGGATTGCTCAATCAACAAAGGAGATCTATCATGGTTATCGTTCTGCAACTTTTCGCGCTCGGGGCAGCCGCCTGGGCCGCAATCGGCGTTCTTGTCCAGGGTTATGAGCAGGATTAAAGCCCTGGCGGCAGCAGGGATCTGTCTAGGGACAGGTTCCTGCTCTGCCGCCGACATATGGCCGGCTGAGGGGTTTTACCAAGCCGCCGCACTCGGGGATATGCTGACCACTCTGGACATTCAGCATCATCCTTATGATCAGGAATCAAACCCAATTCTAGGTAAGCACCCGAGTGATTCAAAAGTCATAGGGTATTTTGTTTTGACAAGCCTAGGTCATTTCCTAATCACTCAGGGCTTGGTTAACCACGGCCTGATTAAATCCGCCTGGATCTGGGAAGGTTCCACAATTAGCCTGGAACTATACTGGACTCAGCATAATCGCATGACAGGACTTTCATTTAGGTTTTAAAGGAGACTCTGTGGATATTTTAGACCAACAGGACAATTCTGCCGCCGAGCAAGGCTCGGCCACGACACAGCTCACGTGGTCAGATCGCCAGGAAGCAATTTTCGCCAAAGCTCAAGAGACTTCTGAAAATCTCCTCATTCAGGCCGTGGCGGGGAGTGGCAAGTCCACGACGATTGTGGAGACGATGAAAAGACTCGAAGGTTCCAGCCTGTTCATGGCCTTTAACAAGGCCATTGCGGACAGCCTCCGGGCCAAGGTTTTTTCCGGAGATGTGAAAACGCTGAATGGACTGGGGAATGGGATCTGGATGCAAAACAAGCCCCGGAGTAAATTGGATGCCAGGAAGCTCTCGGGCATCCTCGCCAAGCTCATGGGCGAGGACTCGCAGGCTTTCAAGGATCATGGGTACCAGATTGGCCGCATGATTGGCCTGGCCAAGAACATGGGAGTCGGAATCAACGCAGAGGTGACTGCAGATGACTTTCAGGAAATCGTCAATGGGTTTGGCTTTGACTTTGACAACGACCAGCACGAGATGGTTTGTGGCTTTGCCGCCGCCGCCATGCACGACTCGGTACAGCAACTGGATACCTTCGATTTCGATGACCAACTCTATACCCCGGTTCGAGAACGCTGGAAATTTCCCCAATACGACAACGTGCTGGTTGACGAGGCCCAGGACTTGTCGACCATCCAGCACCTGATGCTTGAGCGGCTAGGAAGCCGCCTGTTTGCCGTGGGCGATCGGCATCAAGCAATCTACGCATTCCGGGGGGCTGCTTCAGACTCCATGGACTACCTCAAGCGCAAATTCCAGATGACCGAACTGCCCCTCGAAGTATGCTATCGCTGCCCCGAACTGGTCATCCAAGCCGCTCAGTACTATTGCCCTGAAATCAAAGCTCGGCCAGGTGCGCCGCTAGGCGAAGTGAGATGGATAGACGACATGGGCAAGGGTGATCCGCAGCTATTCAGCCGCGAACTCATCCTCTGCCGAAATAATGCTCCGATGTTCCAGGCAATTCTAAGGCACCTCAGGGCGAAGGAGCCTTGCCAAGTTATGTCCAATTTCTTGGACTCTATCCAGGGCTTCATCCGGGGATTCAAGACGACGTTCACCAGCGACTTATGCACCAAGCTCGATCGTTGGTATGAACGAGAAAAGGATGCCGCCTTGGCCAAGGGCATGAAGTCCAAAGCCGCGAGGCTCAAGGACAAGTGGGAAACCATCAAGCTTCTCGCCGGCGATCTCAAAACCACCGACGAACTCCTACGGCTCCTAAAGCGACTCGGGGACTGTACCTCTGGGCCAATCTTCTCCACCATTCACAAGGCCAAAGGCCTCGAACACCCGGACGTTTACATCCTCCGCCCTGACCTCATGCCAGCGTTCTACGCCGAGACCCCTGAAGCCCTGGTCCAGGAAAACAATCTGACCTACGTCGCCATAACCAGGTCCCAGTCCACCCTCACCTACGGAGCAACGCCAAAATGATTCGCCTGAGTCAAAATCGTAACAACCCCTTGTTGCTAGACATTTCAATCAACCAAGAACCAACCATCAGCCTTACACTCAAGGAGATTCAAACCCTACAATCCCACCTCTATCTGTTTCTGCAAAACTACATCTTTGATTCAATCAAGCAACTTCAAACACAACCAAGTGGAGAAACAACATGACTAAGCTTTACGAGGGCGCTTTAAAAATCGCTGTATTTGAGTCCGAAGGCAAGTATCCCTATCGGATGCTTTTAACCGAAGGTGAAGCCGCCCACTCGCCCCAGATGACTCGCGTCAGCGAATGGCACGAAGTCAATTTTAACTTCCGAGCCGCCGACGAATTGATCCCTGAACGTGTCAAGGCCGTCGATGCCAAGATCAATCAAATTACTGAAACCGTTCTCAAGGAAGTCGCCAAGCTCCAGGAGTTCAAAAAGGATCTATTAGCTATTGGCTTTAAAGCCGTGGAAAACGACGATGAAATACCCTACTAACTTGGAACCTACCATGCGCAAATACATCAAACTCTTTCAGCAAAAAGCTGACAATGCCCTAGAAGCCCTGACGGCCTTGCGGAGCAAGGGGGCCCGCCAGGGAACGCATGAAAGCGACTACGACACCAGCCCCTTTACCCAAGGGGATGTAGAAAAACTCTGGATTTTGTCGACGGAGTTTGCGATCTGGCAGAAAGCCGCCGATATTCTGCGTCGTGATATGGCTAAGTAATGCGGGGGTGGCATGATTGCTTTGTTGCTTTCATGCCGCCGATCGCGTAGACTTACTCACGTGGAATCGGTAATCGCCACTAACCAAAGGATGCCAACTTCATGGAGACTTATAGAAAATGAACGCTCAAGTAGAAACTTCCGAAGACACCTCGAATATCACTGAACTCAAGCCGAAGGAAAAAGTTCCTCCCGAACTAGTCAAGATGACTGACGGCCGTGAGGTCGAGTTTGCTGGCAAGAAGAAACTCATCAAGGACGTTGTATTCAACTCCAACGGCTCACTGTCGCATATCCAATTCGACTTCCGCAATGGGGAAACCCTCGAGTTCGCCCCAACCGATTCGACGCCCAATGCCCTGGCCCTGGGTCACGGCTATTCCCAAAAAATCGGTGACGAGACTGCCGGCTTGACCGAGGTCGACGACATGGTACTGGCTGTGCAGGAAATCATCGAGCGGCTCGAAAAGGGCGAGTGGACTGTGACCCGCGAAGGTGGCGGTATGCAGGGCACTTCGATCCTTCTAAAGGCCCTGGCCGAGTACGGCGGCAGGACTATCGATCAAGTCAAGGAATTCCTCAAGGGCAAAACTCAGGCCGACAAGATCGCCTTGCGTAACAACGACAAGCGCAGGAATGCCGCCGGCTTCACCCTGAAGGAAATCGTCCAGCGCCTCGAAGCCGAGAAGGCCTTGAAGACTTCCAAGATCGACACCGATGCTATGTTGGAAGGCTTCTAAAATGGACAAAGTAATGACGTGTGCCGTCGTTCGCCTGGCTACCCCCGAGGTAGTCCAGGCCTCGTTCACCGACACCGCTGATCTCAAACTCGACCTTCACGCGGCTTTTTTGCCAACTGAAGCCCCCCGAGTCGGCCAGAAGTATCGGGTACTGATAGAGGAAATCGCTCCAGCCGCGTGAGCCGTGGCATAGCCCTGCGGGGCGAGTGGGGGAGGAAGTGAGTCTCCGACTCCTGCGGGAATCAAGGGCCAGTAGATTAATCCCCTACTGGCCCTTTTCTTTTCCAGCTGACTCGGAGAGTCGGGGGCTACACAGTCTCGTTTCCAACCTCCCAAGTCTTTGGGCGCATCGCCCAATGCTTTGTTGATGGGGCGCATTGAATCGGTGTATTATGGGCGCGTTGAATGTAACATCTACCCAGGAGACTCCTAATGACCCTTAACCAAATCAAAACCCGTTTAGCCGCCTTGCAGGGCAAAATCAACGCTGAGATGTATGACCATCTCGATGATACAGAATTCGAGTCGCACCTTGAAGATCTGGAAAATCTGGCTGAAACTGCTCAGTATGAATATGATGATGAGCAAGCCACCGTCGAGGACGACGAAGACGAGGAAGACGAAGGGGAGACTGAAGGTTGACTTCCCCATTCAGTTCGCCTCGCGCACCTGGTAGCCCCCCGTACCACTTGCGCGAGGCAACTGATCAGGAACTCGCAAAACAGCTCAAATTAATGAACGACCTTACTAAATCGGAGACTCAAAATGCCAATGACCAACCCCCTGGACATTCTCTTCAAGGACATTCGCCGGGAGCAATACGAACAGGAACGCAAGCGTTCCCTCAAACTCAAGCCCCCAACCAAGCCCTCGGAAACCACGTACTCGAATCCACTCAACTGGAAACCAGCCAAAGCCATTCTAATCACCCACATAACGGAAGGCCCGGTGGGAATCTTCAGAGAATACTTCCACAAGAGCCAGCCTACGACCAGACGTTTGATGCCCGCGCCTATTGGGACACAAGCAGAGACTGAGGAACTGGTCTACGGCGAATGGTGGCTGCATCCAATGCGGGCGGCTCCTTTGCCGCCTGACTCCGACGAAGAAATCCGGGCCATCACCCAGCGTTTCTACGAACTCCTCGACGAGCTGGAAACTGAAGAGGAATTTACCTAAATGGCCAGACAGCCTTCGATTATCCGCCAGCAGAAGATCAATCTCAGCCTCCCAGAGGATATCTACGCGCGGCTGAACCTTCATCTCTATTCGGATATCGAAGGCTGTGTCCCTCGTGGTGCCTATCAAAAATTCTTCATCGAGCGAATCCAAGAATATTTTTCCAAAGAGGTAATTCCCAATGTTAACTCCTGAACAACAAACCTTCATCTCGACCTGCAGGGCCAAAGCAGCCGCCGGCACCGTCACTCTTGACGAGATGAAGCAATTCATTGTCATCCTGCGTTCCTCGCGCAAGTCTGCTATTGACATGGCGTCGACCAGCCGCGAGGCTCGCTCGACTAAAAAGGCCAAGTCAACCCAGTCTACCGACTCGATGCTCGATGATCTTGAAAATTTCTAGCCAATGTCCCAAGACACCTATCAACCCGACTTCCAAGCCGAGTGCCGGATTTGCTCCAGCACGCCCTGTGTGATCGTTGTAGGTCATCCCCAGGGCAACACCGACCTTTGCGGCGTTTGCTTCTTTGGAACCTACCAGATGACCACCTGGACCGAATGGAACAACGACCAAGACAATGACCTTTAACCCTAAGGAACCCCAGCCATGTTTCCCGAACTCATTGACGCCAGCCTCCTCGCCTCGTTCAAGTCCTGTCCCGAACTCTGTCGCAAGTCCTACATCCTCCATTACAAGTCCAAATCACCTTCCGTTCACCTTAAAGCTGGAGGAGCTTTTGCAAAGGGCATGGAAGTCGCACGCGAATGCTTCTATGTCCAGAACCGCTCGGCCGAAGATTCGGTAGCTGAAGGCATCAAGGCTCTATTGGAATTCTACGGTGACTTCCCTTGCCCCCCTGACTCCGCCAAGTCCCCTGAACGCATGGCCGGCGCCTTTGAATTCTATTTTGACAACTACCCCCTTGATCACGAAAACGATCCAGTCATCATGGCATCTGGCAAGCGGGCAATTGAAATTTCATTCGCCGAGCCTTTACCAATCCTCCATCCCGAGACAGGTAACCCTCTCCTATACTGCGGCCGCCTCGACGCGATTCTGAATTACGCCGGCGGCAAGTTCATCACCGATGAAAAGACCACCACTCAGCTCGGCGCTTCCTGGTCTCGCCAGTGGGACCTGCGAAGTCAATTCTCCGGCTACGCCTGGGGCTGCCGCCAGATGGGCATCAAGGTCGACGGAGTTCTGGTTCGGGGCGTCTCGATTCTCAAGACCAAATATGACACCCAGCAAGCGATCTCCTACCGTCCTGACTGGCAAATCGACCGTTGGTACAGCGAAATGCTGGTCTGGGTCGAGGCGCTCAAGAAGGCCTATGAGACCGGGGTCTGGGTCCACAACCTGGACCACGCCTGTGCCGAATACGGCGGCTGCCAGTTTCGCGAGTCCTGCTCTAGCGAGGATGAAACGCCTTGGCTCGAAACTTACTTTGAACGCCGTAAGTGGAACCCACTGATTCGCGAGGAGACACTGTTATAATGAACACCATAGATATGCAGAAAATCGCTGATCTTGTGAACCGTATGCACTTGCCCAGAGGACTAGGTGACAAAGAAAACGCATGCAGCATCGCCGCGATCAATCTCGCATTGACCGGCGAATTGACGGATGACATACCGGCGTGCATGTCTGAAGTAATTGGCCGTTGGATCATTATCACGCAAGACTTGGTGCCCGACGACATGCGCAACAGTGTCGAATGGAAGCGCCTGCTACCGCTTGCTGCGGGCACTGGCCGCGACCACGAAAAAGAACGGCTTAACGTGCTATTAAACCATATGTGGACGGTAGCCCTGCCGCTGTTGCAGCCGACAGCCAATGCTCGTGGTTTCGGCACTGAGTGGCGAACAATGCTTAAGGAAAAGACTGGATCGGCGGCGGCAGCGGCGGAGGCGGCAGCGGCGGCGGAGAAAGCGGCGGAAGCAGCGGCGGCAGCGGCGGCGGAGAAAGCGGCGGAAGCAGCGGCGTGGGCGGCGGAGGCGTTGGCGTGGGCGGCGGAGGCGGCGAAAGCAGCGGCGATGGGGGCGGCGGGATCGGCGGCGTGGGCGGCCATCAATCCCTGCCAGCTGCTCGCCGACTTGATTGCGGTTGGCTCTACGAACAGCGGAGGATCAGAGCATGGATAAAACACCTTGGCTCGAAACTTACTTCGAACGCCGTATGAAGTATTACGACAGCATGGGCTTTGAATCAGAAAACGGTATCTGGGTACGCCGGGTAGACGTTGCCGTGCTGGAAGCTGAGAACAAGAGAATTAGTGAGCTTAAAAAGGCACTGCGTGATTTGCTAGCAGAAGTTGAGCAAGTAGTCTCTTCAAGAAGCATCCCGCCAACATGGCTAGATGAAGAACAACCTGATTTAGCTATAGTAAATGCACGAATATTAGTGGAACAAAAATGAAAATTTTCATCCAGTCAATTCTTCAATCCGACCAACGTTATGCTACGGTCGGTGACTATCAGTGGATCGCCGACGACCTTTACATCAACGTCACCGACCTTCCCGACAAGCGCCACATGTATCTCATAGCCATTCATGAGTTAGTCGAAGCTTTACTCTGCGACATAAGCAACGTCTCGTGTGAAGAAATTGATCAGTGGGATTTTAACTGGGATCGCCCAGGCGAACCTGGAGACAATTCTGCCGCCCCGTATTTCACCCAGCACCAAATCGCCACAGCCATCGAAAAGCTCTGTGCTTTTGAAATGCTCACCGATTGGGCTGAATACGAACAAGCTTGTAACAACTCTTTAGGAGATTTCTAGTGCGTAAACTAATCCCCCTTACCCTTTGCCTTGCCGCCTTCCCGGCTCTGGCCAGCCCCCCACAGGCAGCGCTCTCGTGGACCGCTCCAACCACCAACACCGACGGCTCAGCCATCACTGTCCCCTTGACTTACAATATCTACCAGGGTCTCTCTGGATCGCTAACCAAGGTCCAAAGCGGCCTCTCAACTGTGACTGTCGTCATCACCGCTGGCTTAACACCTGGCACCACCCAGTGTTTCGCCGTCACCGCCGTAGCCGCCGGCCAGGAGTCAGCCCAATCAAGCCCTGCTTGTGCGGCAATCCCTTTTGCCGTCCCAGGAAGCCCTGGTCAGGTCACTGTCGTCGTAACAGGTAACTAAATGGCCCTTAAGGACCTGCAAGTCCTGGTCGCCGGGGTGAGTTTCACATTCAAGTGTGAGACCCATTCCGGCGGCTATCCTATTTACCCAGGCGTAATGGTTTGCCCCGTATGCCTTGGTCAATGGGCTAGTATCAAGTGGGCCGACTTCACCCCTGGCCAATACCAAGAAGTCCGTGGATTTATGTGCTACAGTTGCACCCTTGCCCACCCCGAACATCTCCATCCAGACTTGCGTCCGGTCGGCGGCAGCTTACTTGACAACCCCACCGTCAATGGTGTAAACTACGCCCTACTCAACGCCATGCCTGAAGTTCTTCTCCGCCGTGAATTCGCCCTGCATCTGGAGTTTTACAAGTGACCAGTCTCTACGAAACCCTCGGTGTCCACAAGGACACGCCTCAGGAAGAAATCCGCCGAGCGTTTAGACGCAAGGCTAAGGCCCTGCATCCCGATCGTTCCACCGGCGATGCTGAGAAAATGGTCCAGGTCAACAAGGCTTATGAAGTTCTCTCTAATCCTCAGAAACGCCTCCAATACGACCAGACCGGCGAAACCAAATTCCAGCCGCCGGCCGACGTAGCCAGGGAACTCGTCACTCAAGCCCTGATGGAAGCCCTTGGTATTCCTGATCCTGAAAACCCTTGGGAACCAGCCCACAATTTCCACATGATTGTCAAATCCAAACTCACTGCCAAACGCGATGAGTTTTTCATAAAGCATGTCGAACTCACCAATGCCCTGACTCGGGGCCAAAAGCGACTCAAAAAGCTCAAGCGCAAATCACCTGCCCCCGACATGGTTAAAATGTCCATCGAATTCATCCTTGCCGACCTTGCCCAGCAAGCCGGCAAGCTCCAGGTCCAAATCACCAACCACGACCTGGCCCTTGATCTCTGGTCCGACTACGAACTCCCTTCAACCTAAAGGAATCCCATGAATGCACAACTCACTACCCCCGCAAATAGCCAACCTGACCGATCAGCCCTGCCAGGAATTAATATCCTACTTGAAGGACCAACTGGTACCGGAAAAACCCATGCACTCGCAACGCTTGCAGAAACTGGAGTTGACTTGTTCATTCTCTTCACTGAAAGTGGACTTGAGACTCTCCTGGGCTACTGGACAGACCGAGGAATGGACGTACCAGCTAACGTTCACTGGCATCTCCTCAAGCGATCCGAAAACTCCTTTGTGACCATGGCCCAGACCGCCACCACCATCAACACTATAGCCCAAGAGGCCCTGCACAAAATGCAGGACACCAATCGTGCCAAGCACAACCAATTCGTCACCCTCCTCACCGCTCTTGCAGATTTTCCAGACGATCGGACAGGCCGTCGTTTTGGCGCTGTTGATTCCTGGGGTCCTGATAGGTGTCTTGCTATTGATTCCCTTACTGGTATCAACCCTATTGCCCTGTCTCTTGTGGTTGGCGGCAAGCCTGTTAAGAGCCAAGCTGATTGGGGCATTGCCCAGGACCAAATCGAAAAACTCATAAGGCAGCTCACCGATGGATGCAAATGTCACTTTGCCCTCACAGCCCACGTCGAGCGAGAAGTTGATCAAGTCTTCGGCGGCGTCAAGATCACCGTATCAACATTGGGTGTCAAACTTGCCCCTAAACTCCCTCCAATGTTTTCAGATGTTATTCTGGCGAGCCGCGACGGAACCAAGTTCTCTTGGTCTACCGCCCACCCTAACGCTGATCTTAAAGCCCGAAACCTGCCTGTCGCTGACAACATCACTCCCAGTTTCGTCCCAATCTTCAACAAATGGAAAAGCCGAGGAGGCAAACTAGCACCAACAGTCAAAATCTAATCAACCCGTTTACTAACTTCAACCAAAGGTATTCTAATCATGAGTGAATTTGATCCCAGTGCATTTCTCGATGCAACCACCACTGAAGCCCTTGTCAAGCGTCCACCCCTGCCTGCAGGTAGCTCGTTCGTCGGCATCATCGGGGAGCCACAGACCCGATCCTGGACCGGCAAAAAGGACCCAACGAAGTCGGGGATTGCGGTAGATCTGAAGATCGAAATTGATCTGACGGCCTATCCGGATACTCTCGACAAGCTCGGCGGCACGCCCAAGGTCACTCTCCAGGATTCAATCATGCTCGACCTGAAGGACGACGGCCGAACGATCGACTACGGTCCTGGCAAAAACGCCAAGCTCCGCCGCTACCGCGAGGCCCTAGGTCTTAACGAACCCGGCAAGCCGTTTTCGATTCGTCAGCTCCAGGGTATGCCGATCCTCGTCAAAATCAAGCATCGCGAGTACGAAAACGAACTCTACGATGAAGTCGATTCTGTAGCCAAGGCGTAAGCCTTCGGGAGGGGGACTGCCACCCCTCCTTTTTTGCCTTCGCAAATTGTAAAATTTACAAGGACAATGCATGATAACAGTCAACCTCGACGAACTTGTCATCTCCCCTGAACGCCAACGCAAGGAATTCAATGCCGAAACCATTGCAGAACTCGCAGATTCAATCTGCTCCGTGGGTCTTATACAACCTATCGTAGTTCGACTTGAAGATGGCGTCTACCACTTGGTCGCCGGCGAACGCAGAGTCCGGGCGATCAAGGAACTCGAAATCATGGGCGAAGGCTTCAAACACGGGAACAAAACCTATGCCTCGACCAACTGCCCCGCGGTCCTCTTCAAAGACCTCACCGACCTCCAAGCTTTTGAAATCGAACTCGAAGAAAATATCCGTCGAGTGGATATATCTTGGCAAGAACGCGCAACCGCTACTGCGCGTCTCTACGAATTGCGAGCATTGCAAGCAAAAAAGCTCAATCTACCTGAACCCACTCGGGAAAAGTTTGCCGCCGAAGTCTACCCAGACCACCATCCGGCGGCTGCGTCTGCAACAGTCCGAGGAGAACTCCTCATTGCTCGAAACCTTAAAGATCCCGAAGTGGCTAAAGCCAGCTCTCGCGCAGATGCAGTCAAGATCATTGAAAGGAAAATCGCTAAGGAGTCCAATCGCAAGCACGCCGCCGAAGTCGGCCAGACATTCACAGCCAAAGCCCATGCCTTACTCCAAGGCGACTCCCTCGAATACATGAAACTAATTCACTCTGAAACTTTCGACTGCATTCTCACCGACCCTCCCTATGGTATTGACGCCCAGGAATTTAACTCTTCCGACGGCAAAGCAGCAGGAGCACACTTTTATGACGATTCCTATTCGACCTGGAAGACAATTGCTAAAAGCCTTGTTGTTGAGTCTTATCGTTTTGCTAAGCCTATGGCTCATCTATATATATTTTGTGATATTGATCGCTTTCATGAGCTTCGCACATTGGCCAGCCTTGCCGGCTGGAAACCATTCCGAACCCCCTTTGTCTGGCACAACCCTTCCAGCCAGCGCGCCCCGTGGCCTCATTCAGGTCCTCATCGGCGTTACCAGCTGTGCCTTTATGCTGTTAAAGGAGACCGGCCAGTTCTCCACCTACGACCCGATGTGATGGAGTACAAGTCCGATGCCAATTTGGGTCATCAAGCACAAAAGCCTGTATCGTTATTCGTCGACCTACTGCAGCGAACCTGTCGGCCTGGCGACACCGTTCTGGACCCCTTCTGCGGGTCAGGTACAATCTTTCCTGCAGCTCATAGCCTCAAGGTCAAAGCCACAGGAATCGAACTCGACTCAGCCGCCTATGGTCTTGCCGCCAAGCGCCTTGGAGAACTCAAATGAACAAAACTGAAGACTTCCACATTGGCGAACGGGTCTACCACGTAGTTCTCCAGCGCGTCGGCACTGTCACCTTCATCGACCACGTATCTCAAACCCTTGACCTCGAATTCGAAGACGACGCCCAAAACGGCACCTTTCAAGTCCACTTTATCAAAAAGTTCTAGCTCATGCTGAAACCTGAAGGCCCTATTCCTGCCCGCATCATGGTCGTGATCGACGCCCCGTCCTACGACGACCAGCGCCTCGGAAGCCCCCTCCAGGGTGCCCAAGGCCAAGAGTTCAACAAGCTCCTCCATGAAGCCGGCATCACTCGTTCTGAATGTTTCATCACCAGCGTTGCCAGGGTCCTGCCGTCCGGCGGCGACCCAATGTCTTTCATCGCCAAATCCCAAAAGGCCACTACCAATGTTCACATCAGCTATCGTGGAAAATCAGTCCTTGAACCTATCACCACCGGATCAGCTCTCTTATCTAAAGAAATTGCCCTGGTGCGACCTAACATTATTCTTGCCCTTGGTAACATCGCTCTGTGGAGCCTTACAGGATTGTGGGGAGTTGGAAAGTGGCGAGGATCAATGTTGCTTACGGATAGAGATCACGCGGGGGCAGGGCGGCCAAAGGTCATCCCCACCTTTGGACCTGGGCAAGTCCTCAGAGACTGGTCATCCCGAGCAATCGTACTCAATGACATTCGAAGAGCTGGAACATATCGATCGGATATTCCGTACCCTAAGCCCTCATGGCGATTCATTATACGGCCAAGTTATGAGAACTGTATTGATGCACTGGAACGAATTCTTCAATTGCTTGAAACAGGTCCACAGAGACTTTCCTTTGACCTTGAAACACGATCTGGACATATCGCTTGTGCAGGTCTCTCCTGGACATTAGAGGATTGCATCTGCATCCCCTTCATGTGTGTGGAAAATAGAGAAGGCTACTGGACCCCCAATCAAGAGGCTGAAATTATATGGCTCCTGTGGAAAATATTGACCCATTCTAATGCTCAGGTTGTGGGTCAAAACATCTTATACGACTCTCAGTACACATGGAGACACTGGAATTTTGTACCCAATGTTTTCCAAGATTGCATGATCTCTCAACACGCAATATTCAGCGATATGCAGAAAAGCTTAGCATTTCAAGCGAGTCTTTATTGCAAATATTACGTTTACTGGAAAGATGAAAGCAAGGATTGGGATCCCAAACTTGGCGAGGAACAACTATGGTATTACAACTGTGAAGATTGTGTCTACACTGATGAAGTCGGCCAGACAGAACTCAAGCTCGTGGAAAAAATGGGACTTCAGGAAGTCCATGCATTTCAGCAAAAGCTCTTCTGGCCGGTACTCCGCGCCATGCAGCTCGGGGTCCGAATTGACTTGGAAAAGCGAGCCGCCTTGACTCTCGAAGTCCAGGATGAAATCAAGCGGCGGCAGGATTTCATTCATGAACTCCTCGGCTACGACCTCAACCCCGCCTCGCCCAAGCAAATGCAGCACCTATTCTACACCGAACTCGGCCAGCCGCCCATCATGACCCGAGCGACAGCTAAAGCCCCGGCCCGTCCAACCCTGAACGACGAAGCCCTGCAAACCATCGGCAAGCGTGAACCGCTCCTCAAACCCCTGGTCAGCGCCATAGCAGATATCCGAACCATGAACGTTTTTCTATCCAATTTTCTCACCGCATCCCTTGACGAAGACTCTCGGATGCGCTGCGCCTACAACATCGGAGGCTCCTCTAGTGGCAAAAGTGCTCCAAAAACCTACCGCCTCTCTTCAAGCGAAAATGCGTTCGGCTCTGGTACGAACCTGCAAAACATCCCTTCTGAAAAGTCCAAGTCGCTTGGAAAAGCTGTTGCTCGCGGCAGCATCGCTGGACTCGGAGACGCATATCAGTACCCCAATATCCGGTCAATGTTCATACCGGATCAGGGCTACACTTTCTTCGACGGGGATCTTGATAGAGCTGATCTCCAGGTAGTTGTGTGGGAGGCGGATGATGCGATGCTTAAAGCCGCCTTGCGGCAGGGCGTTGACATTCACCTGATGAATGCCTTTGTTCTCCAGAACAAATCCATTCCACCACTCGAAGAACTGGTCGAAACCCATCCCAAGTATCCTGATCATCGCGGGCCTATGAAGAACCTTCGGGAGTTCGCCAAGGTCTTTTGCCACGGCACGAACTACGGCGGCAAGGCACGGACGATGAGTGCCCACACTGGCTGGACTGTTCACCAAGTCGAAAAAGCCCAAGCCATTTGGTTCGGTGCTCATCCTGGCATTGAGCGCTGGCACACTCGAGTCAAGACCCAAATCACCAAGCACAAGTTCATAGAAAATCGTTTCGGCTATCGCTGGTACATCTTCGACCGTATAGACTCAATCATCCCCCAAGCCATTGCCTGGGTGCCCCAGTCCACAGTCTCCAACGTTATCAACAAAATCTGGATGAACATCTATGAAACCCTACCAGGCGTTCAAGTCCTGCTCCAAGTCCACGATTCTCTCGCAGGTCAATACCCCACCAACTCCACTGATTACAAAACCCTCATTGAATCAGCCGCCCGCATCCAGATTCCCTACGAAGATCCCCTCACTATCCCCTTCAGCGTTAAGACCTCTAACGTCTCTTGGGGAGACTGCCATTGAGAACCCACGATGACTGGCTCACTGCCTATGTTAACTATGCAGGATTTTCAGAAGCTCCACGACGAATGCACTTCTGGTCCGGCGTCGCCGCCGTTGCAGGTGCTCTTCGACGGCGAGTCTGGATCGATATGGCTTACTTTAAATGGCACTGCAACCACTACATTATCTTTGTCGCTCCTCCAGGAATTGTCTCGAAGTCAACTACGGTGGCTATCGCGATGGATATACTCCGGAAAGTCCCCGGTGTTAATTTCGGTCCCGACGTTGTTACCTGGCCAGCACTTGTTACTGCCTTTGCCGCATCTGCCGAGTCTTTCGAAGTGGCCGGAGATTTTCATGCACAATGCGCGCTCACGCTTGAATCTTCTGAACTCGGCAATCTCATCAATCCTACGGACAGGGAGATGATTGATTTGCTGGTGACGCTCTGGGACTCGAAGCAAGGGGCGTTCAAGAAGGTTACCAAGAACTCCGGTAGCGACGTGGTTGAAAACCCTTGGATTAACCTCGTCGCCTGCACAACTCCGTCGTGGATTGCGGGTAACTTCCCCGAGTACGTGATCGGCGGCGGCTTCACTTCCCGCTGCCTATTCGTCTACACCGATCAAAAGGAGAAACTCGTTGCGTATCCGAGTCTACACGTCCCACGTGGAATTGCCCAAGAGCGAGAGTCTCTCGTCAATGATCTTGAGCATATCGCTACTAACCTGGTCGGGCCATATAGCCTATCACCGGAGGCTATTGAGTGGGGAGATATATGGTATAAGTTTCATTATGAACACCCGCCGAAACATTTACAGGATGACCGTTTTGGCGGCTATCTCGCCCGGAAACAAACCCACATCCACAAGTTAGGAATGGTGCTGGCGGCTAGCCGCCGAGACGAAATGGTCATCACCCATGAAGACCTGGCTCTGGCCAACACCATGATCAGCGATCTAGAGTTCGACATGCCCAAAGTCTTTGCCAAAATCGGCCGTTCGGAAGACTCGATTCAGGCCGAACGCTTTCTCGACTTCGTGGCCAAAAACCAGCCTGTCGAATACATGACCGGATACCAGTACCTCCACCGTTCTTTCCCTTATGTCAAGGATTACGAAGGCATTGTAGCCGGGGCACTCAAGGCCGGCTTGATTAGGGTGGAAGCGGGGAAGTTTGTGAGCGGGATGGAGGCGCCTAAAATACAATGATTCTAGGCGCCTACCATTACCAGTCTATTTGGCGGCAGCTTTCACCGCACTCAATACGGTGGCTAGACAACTCGGAGTTATCTTATTTACTGGAGAATAAAGCCGAGGTAAAACGCCGGCATATTCAAGTGCTGCAGCTTGTAACTCGCTACAAAACCAAGCACTTTCGTTTCTCCAATCTCTACCCACTACAAACCCAAAGATCCCAATCTCATCATAGGGTTTACCGAGCTGGTCATACAAGAAATCCCAAAATAATTTCTCTTCAGCATCAGTGCAGCCGATTGAAAAGGTTTTCTCGTCGAGGGTAGATTCGTAAGGAAAGGGTCGGATTTGGACGCCGGCTGGCCTGCCGCCGACCTCATCCGACCTCGCTCCCAAGAGCTTCTTCTCCGGCGTAATGGCATCCACATGGCTAAAGTGCCCGCCACTAAACCAAGTAATCAGCTTCGAACTCCACCCCGAGCCTTTGACAAACCTAAGGTTAATCACCTAAGCACCATACTTAGCCGTGACACTCAAGATGTTCTTGAGAAACTGGTCTACCAGGGCCTCATTGGCCGCGCCCAAGAGACTTCCATTAGGTAGAATCGGAAACACAGCTGAGATTTCCGTAACCAGCCCATTGACCAGAATTTGCGTCGATACACTGATATTGCTCGACTGCAATTGCGCTAACGTCGCCGTCGCCAGATTGCTCACCGACATTTGCCCCAGCACCGTCAGATCAATATCCATCACGATGGCCTTGATTGCCTGCGCTCTCAACAATTGCTCCGCCGGCGTCTTTCCTGCCGCCTCGATATACTTACTAATACCCCATTCCAAAATCAGTGAACCCAATGCCGCCGGCAGTCCAATAATCGCACTCATTTGTCATCTCCTGTGTTTAAACCCTTCTCCATCAAACTCTGCGTAGTCATCATTCTCAACACCAAAATCACCGTAGCAATCAGACTCCCTCCCAACTGCACTGCTGTCGGACTGCAGTGAAACTGCTCAGCCGCCTGCGGCCACATCGCCTGTACATTAGACGCCACCGCCAGCGCCGCTCCGACCCACATCGTTTTACTCTTCACAGCTCCGACCGTCGTAGCCACGGTCTTCGATCTCTGTGGTTGCTTTTTCACATCGCCTCCTCCATCCAGGGTTATCCCGTCTTGAATCGTCTGGTCAGTATAGGGAAAGAAACCTTGCTCTTGAATCGTGATTGCATGAAGAAGCTGGGGCATTTGAGCCGGCAATTCCAGTGCCGTGCCAACAGGCCAATTGATTCTCTGGCTAATCGCTTGCTCATAAGCCTCCGTGTCGTTTTCATTCGGCGGTGCCCAGTGACTAATCACATCTTTGATAGACTGGCGGCCGGACAGCCACCCTCGCATAATAATATGATTCGAAGCCCTGTACCCATACTTCGCATCGACAAACTTCACAAAGTTCTCATCCGGCTGGTTGGCCGCCTGGCCAATCCAGGTCTGCCCTTTAACCGACCTAATGTTTGTCGGATTGTTCAGCCTAATTCCGATCGGATTTTTCTGCGTCATAGCCTTTCCTTTTAATCCACCCAAACTTAACGGCATGCCAGTAAACTGCAAAACAACCCGAAATAAAGGCCAGGATCAGAATCAATGTCTGCAGCACCAAATTAATATCTGTTAAATAAGACAAAAACAATCCTGACCATGTAATAACTACAGCCGTGTCGCCTCCTTTCGAATCGTTTAGCATTTCAATCCTTTATTTATAAGACCACTGCGCAATAATTTGAGCATTAATAATAGTTCCCGCAACATTAGTCCCTGTCGGACTAGTACTATTATTTGCATTTACCGAAGTTTGTATCGTACTTGTTCCCGAAGGAAGAGCAATTATAAAAACCCCGTTTTGAGAAGAATAATAGCTACTATTAATTTTAAGCAGTCCAGACATAAGAACCTGTCCTGCCCCTGTCGTATAAGCATAAATACCACCCAAGGCTCCGTTTGACCAGCTACTAGCTCCGCTACCAATTGTATAAGCCTGATAAGCGGTAATAATAACTGTCGTTGCGTAAGCTAAGTTAATGGTCAAAAAACAATTTGCATTATCATAATAATTTGCAGTATTGTTATTAGCTGTAAAATTAAAAGTACTAGTCTGATTCGCATAACCTAAACCTGTAATAGCTCCACTTGCAATTTGAAGCGTTCCAACAGCCAGGTTTGCAATCACACCTGAGGTAGCTGTAATGGTTCCTGTAGCCAGTTGTGATGCGGTAATAGTATTCGAAGCAATTTGTGCTGCTGTTATCGTCCCTGTTTGAATATTATTAGCTGTGATTGTTCCTGAAGCTATTTGCGTAGAGGTAATTGTTCCTGTTTGAATCTGACTTGCTGTAACCGAGTTAGCCGCCAGTTGTGGGGTCGATATAGCTCCATTAGAAATTTGTGTCCCGGTAATAGTTCCTGTGATATTAACCGCTGGAACAGCTACTGTCCAAGCCCCTGAATGATACCTGTACAACTGCCCGTCAGTAGAATCAAAAACAATTTCCCCTTCGTAAGGATTTGTAACTGCCCCTGTTGAAGTAACAATTTGATACCCAGCTTGAATAACCTGAATACCTAAAACTGCTGTTACTTGACCACCACTATACGAGGCCGTTACGGTGTAACCTCCTGACACTACTCCCGAGATATTACTAACGCTAACAAGTCCAGTAGAATTAATACTAGCAATAATACCTGTAGTTGGGGTTCCTGTAAATGTACACTGGCTTGTCACATTTACCGAACCGTTAAAGATACTGCATTGAGATACAGCCGCCGCATAATTTCCCGAAGGAATAACCCCATTAGCATTTGCTAAAACAGTAAGCGTCGGCGGCGTAAAAACAGCTTGTAACCCCGATCCAGAAGCTCCTGTTGCGCCGGCAATAGCTTTGGTAATCGTTATGGTTATGCTATAAGTTGTTCCCTGATAAAGTGCATTAACAACCATTGACCCAGTATTTTGCGTCATACCTGTAAACGCATAAACACCTGTAGTGGCGTTAACAGTTCCTGTCACATTAGTCAACGTTCCCAGGGAAAAAACAACCCCTGTAGGATTCAACGTACTTCCCGAATAAAGTTGTGCTTGCCCTGTTGCACTAGCAAAACTGCTAACAACTCCTGAACTGTTTGCAGAGACAATTAAACTAGGATTACTTGCCAATAGGATTACTGGATTAGAAATCCCTAGTATACTGAGAATCTGAGCGGCCGTCGTTGCTCCTTCAAGTGCTCCGTTAACTGTTGCGTCAATCCCATTCAGCCATGAAGCATCAATGACTGTTGTTTGATCTACGAAATTTGTAAGAGCCATTAAGGCACTCCTAGTTGTGAGAATTGCCGGCGACCCGCTATTGCACACCCTGCGGTGGCTAGGCCAGCGATGCCTGAGATTCCATTGAACGAACAGAAATTAATATAGGTCTCGATCGGCGGCTGGGCAAAGGGGACTGTTTGAATATCCTGCTCGCCTCGGACAAAGTCCTGAGGCTGCCTCGGCTCGTTATGTTCAGGGCAGCGATACTGACCTTGCCAATTCCGCACGACCTGAGAAGCCTTGCGTTTGAAACCACAGAGGCTGCAGGTGACATTCCAGTCCCCAAGCTTCAGCCCATCCGCGCTACCTTTCTTTGGAAAGCCCATCAGTACACCATACCTTTGGCAAATCCCATGCCGCGAAGTTTAGGGAGTTGTTTTTCCAGCCGCTTGCCAATATCTGTTCTGAACATTAAGTTAGACGGCCACTTGATATCCCAGCAAATATCGTAAGCTTTCTGTGCTGCCGCCGACACGGATTGCCCAGATCCTGTCACCACCATCACGTATGATCCAGCCGTCAGATACATCTTCGGCCGTTGAAGCTTTCCACCTAACCACAAAAACCCTTTGTCCTGTTTAACCTGTTGAAGATGCAGGTGTTTAAAGTTCTCATCCGTGATTCCGTAGATAGGGTAATCAGCCCACTTCTCTGGCGCATCATGCTCGTGAGGAAAGTCTCCGTGCGCCATGATAACCCCGACGGCTATCTTGTTCGACACGTGAAGTAAATCTTCCCCATCAACCAAGCCCTTCATCCACTTGATCGGATCACCCTGAATAACTTCCTGCCTGATGTTGAAGTCGGGCCAGCCCAGCCGCGTCGTGAACTCCATCGGCCAGACCCGTCCTTTATCATCAATCATGCAGTTGACCGAGCAGTCTCCTACGTAGTTGATCGAGTGGAGATAATCAGTCACCGGTTCGAGGGCTACATCAAACAACTTAGATTCAGTCACATGACGAATGACTGTGCCCATTTCCCCAGTGTTCGGTCCCAGATCATCGTTCATGAACTTTTTATGTTCAAAGGATTCTTCGAGGGCGGCATTCCAACCACCAGGCCCAAACCACCCTGCAATGCCCATCTCGATGCCGTCGATCTTCTCTTGCATCATGAGTTGGCCCTTGAACAACCCTTCGCGTTTCCATTTGTCCAGGGTAAAGATCCCGTCATCCGGAGCGCGGGAGACATAGGTCAGGGCGCAGTCTGCCTCTCCACCCCAAGGTTTCATCGCATAAGCCTTGCCCGTTTCCTTTATGAGAGCAATACCTTCTTCAGGCGATTTAACAACCTCGTAAGGAATTGTCTTAACTCCATTCGATTTGAGTATTTCCTGACCCTTGCCCCGGTCAAGCTCCAGCTCTGCTCCTCGGATATTAGCACCAAAGATAGGATAGCCTTTACCAAAATATTCATTCAGAGGTCCGGAGTATTTGTTGTTGCCAGTGAGAATGATTAGGTCCGCCCAGTCCATCTGAGGTTCCCACTCGGCCGGCTTATCCAGTAAACCATCCCCGTACTCGCGCGGCTTGCCAGCCCGCGTCGGCATCCAGTACTTGACCTGGTGTTCCCAATCTTGTGCCCTGAGCGCAAGGTTGATCCCTGTGCCGCCGCCTTCAATGTCCATGATTAAGACTTTCACTGCGCTGGCGCCTCGTAGTTATTCCGTAGATGCTTTTTGTTCGACCGGGGTAAATACTTCTGCCGCTCCTCGGGAGTCATCTGGTCAAGCAGATCCTTTTGCTGCTTCCACTCAAGGCGGCTAAACATGTATTCATTGATATCAAAGTCATCCTCACGGCGTAAACGCTTTTCCAGCTTGCGCACATCCTCCGGCTTGAGGTCATAGTCTTTACGAGCCTTCTCCAGCATCTCATTATACTTCGGATCGTTGGAGTTATAAGCTTCTTGGAGCTTCCCAAGATCCTTTGAATACATGACCCGATCGTAAGACTCCTGCTTCGGCCTCACGTATTTGTTGAAGTCATTGCTGATCTTATTTTCAGTCACACTCTGGCTGATATACTTCCCAGCCGGCGTAAAGCCCAGGGTGGATAGCACAGCTGCCTTAGTTTTATTCCCTGTCGACTTTTGAATCGCTTCAATAGTCAGTGAGTTTATATCCGCCAGCTCATAAGCCAGCGTTTCTTCGATCTTTTTATAAGTCGGATCGTTCTCTCGCCGAATCTCTTGTCCTAGTCCATCAACCCCTGTAATAGCCGCCTTGCCCATTTCAAACAGCCCTGAACCCTTGTTTGCAATGAACTCAGTAATTCCATCAAAAGCCCCTTCGGACTGGATGTGCTTAGCCAGGCCTTCAAATTCCCTGGTGTAAAACATCGTGTTCAGCCGCATATCTTTCCCATACTTGTCCTTCTCACCAGACTTGGGATGTGTGTAATCCTCAACGGTTTGAGGATCTTGCCCAGTAAACATCTTATGCATCAGGCCGCCGATCATCATTGCCGTGGACACATAAGTCATCGCCATAACAGGGCGATCAAGTAACCCGGCTTTAACCTTCGCACTCAGGCTGCCCCGTTGCCCAACAGCCTTTCCCAGGTCAATCGCGCCGCCGGCATACTGATCCAAGAGTCCCACATTCCAGCCAAACGAAAGATTAGTTGCTACGCCAATGTCCTTAATTGCTTTGCTCATAAACATAGAGTTATAGTTCATTTCTCCATAACGAGCTTCTACTTTTTTGGCAATGTTCCTCAGCATTACTTGCCGCTGCAACGCAGTCATCCCTGGATTCAATTCCATCGCAACCTTAGCATCCTTGAGCACGGAGGCTATCTTGAGTGAAGGAATCCAAACCGAATAGATCGGATGCCCCATGCCGGCAAGGAATGCAAACGGGGCTTTGAAAATTGCTGATGCTGATCGGGATGCTACAGCATCCTTATAGCTCTGCACTACGCCAGACATTTCCTCCCTCGGCCTTGTTGGAATCATTCCGCTTTCAGTCAAAATTGACATTGCATACTTCTGCGCTTCATTCAAGGAATCCATTGGGATTTTGCCTTGAAAAGCCTTGAGCAACGGATTGCCTAGCCGTGGGTTGGACACCAGTGACTTGTACATTTGTTGAGGGCTGAAAGGAATTCCCATAGCCATGTCCATGAAGAACTTGCCAAGCTTCTGCATCGGCGGCTTGCTAGGGACAAACAACTCTTTGAACGATCGGGTCAAGTTAGCCGCCGCATCAATGTGCATGATGTGTGTAGGGTGAAATAAACTCAAAGCAAGCTTCAAGGGAATAATCCGATTCTTAGCCTCCATGTAACCCTTGAACATATCACCTACCAAATTAGGATTTTCCCAGAGCGACTTACTTTCAAAAGCATTATGCGCGAGTTGCTCGGCACCTTCATGCACCCAGTAACGCTGACCTGTCGGTGATCTGTAGGAATTAGGGGAAAAGCCTTCCGGCGGCTTCACAACCCCCTTTGGCACCTTACGCGCCACCCCGTACTTTTCCAACTCATTAAAAATATCCACCCGCATCTGAGCAATATCCGAAGCCCTTTGCCGAGCGATCATGATATCTTCAGGATTGGTATACTTGGGTGTAAAATGTCCGTCACTAATGGCCTGGCTGTAGAGATCAAACCCGCGTTCCTTGATAAATCTCGGATCAGCCCATTTGTTTCCATACTTTTTTTCCAGCCACCGTCGAACCCCATCCTCGTCCCTGAAAAGATGGGGCATGTAATTATCCCTAGGATCGTACTTAAACCCGGTTTTCATATCCTGCCGGTAGATCGCGTCAGCCCAAAGCTTATACCCTTGCCGCGCTTTTTCCCACAACGGATTCTGAAACTTCACCCCACGTTCAAAACCGTCAATGAACTGCATCCCAGCCTTGCTGCCCATTGCGTTCCAGTAATCCCGCCGCTTTTTGGCAGTCTCCCAGATCTGATGCTCTTTGGAAGCCTGTTTAAAGTAATTCTTCGCAATTGTCGATCCTGCAATCTTAGCCTCAGGCCCCATTGCTTCAGGGTTAAACGTTCTAATATACTTGTCATAAAGCGTAGCCAGCTTACCTTCAGCAATCACCACACCAGGAATCTTTTGAGCCTGCTCGTGCCAGAAACGAAACGAGGACTCAATCATATCGCGGGTGATAGGGATGCCGGAGTTGAGATAAATGCCTTTGGGACCTTCAGGATTTTCAGGTTTTTTGGCCGGAGTTTCAGTACCTTTAACGTCATTCCGCACAGACGGGTTAACTTCGGGCGGCTTATCGAATTCCTCAGCTGCTTCCCGAACCGTGTTGCGGATTGTAGCTGAAGCCTGTTCAACAGTGATTGGTCTAGCCGGCGTGTTGAGTGGCGTGCCCAAGGCATCTCTAGGCTGCGGCTTCGGCGGCATCTCGCCCACAGTCCTCCCTGCATCCGGACCTTTGTATTGAAGCCCTGCTGTACCTTGATAACCTTCAATACCTTTGACCCTGGGATCAGTAGGCCTCGGCGTAATGATCTGATCCATCGGCGGCGCTTCAAGTTCCCGGATCGCCGCTTCGGCCTGATCACGGCCCAGTTTACCCAGTTCCTCCTCCGAAGCCTGGGTAAACTTATCAATCTTTTTCCTCATGTATTTAGCCAGCATCGGATCAACTTGACCTACATGATCGGCAAGAGTTGAGGCACCCTCAGGATTCTTTGCAGCCAGTTCGTCAAACCCAGCCGAGGCTACGGACTTGGGCTTCATCACCGACTTACCAATTTCGGCAGCAGCCCCGGGCTTGAGCATTAAGAGTGTCAAGCCGGCTTGGGCACCAGCACCAAACAGAGCTGAGCCAGTCTTTTCGTAAACTGTGTCGCCGGCGGCATTGACTGCATCGGGAAGGATGCCTAGAAGTTTCGACGTGGCCTCTTGCTCCTTGCCTTCAGGAGCCATGTTAACCCCTACCACCGCATTGACAATATTCTTGAAATGCCCAGTAACCTTAGCCGCATCGTTTTTGTCCTGGACAAACTGATCGACAACTCTATTAGCATTGATCTGAGCATTTTCGCCCAGAGATTTGTTTGAGTCCCATGTACTCTTAACAAAGATTGCATGACCTAGGGCCATGACGCCTTGCGCGGCTTGCTCAGTCAAATCCTCTGCCCCCGAGGCTACAGACTTTCCCGCCCCGATCAGTGCGTCTTTGGGCGACTTCATCACAGCATCCAGGGCGGCTCGGCTAGTAGCCAGCGCCCTATCAAGAAACCCGCCGTCGGGCTTTGCCGGGTCTGTGCCATTAGCTCCGTCAAGGGGGATGAACAACGGTGGCTTGGAAGGCGGCTTGGTCTTCTCGGGCGGCGAGGGGGCATCGGTCAAAGAGATAAAACTTGGTGGCGCTGAACTCATTCGTCGTCCTCCTCGTCATCTTCACTTGCTGCACTTGTACCAGCGGGTTCGTCAGGCACCTGTTTGACCGGCGCACTCAAACCACCCCGCTTTTTATCAAACACAGCAACCCAACCAGGATGACCGGGGACTTCGTAATACTGATTATCAATCATCGCAGCGACGTCAGGCTTGCCGCCGGCTTGTGGAATAGGTAGGGGATTTGCCGCTGTTTCTCCTGGCCTCGCCTTCCCCGTTCTCAACCCCCAGAGCTGCCCAGCCGCCTTCGCATCACCGTAAGCCTTGTTTCTCGCTGCTACAGGGTCCATTCCGTCCTTAATCATCCGAGTCATTTCCTCGGCAATAGGCTCAGCAAGGATTCTGGCTTTGGACCTGTCTGTGTCAGGAAAGTCGTTCATGATCAGGCTGGTAACGGAACTCAAATCAGCCGGCTTGGCCCTGATATTGGTGTTGCCGTTTTTTCCCAGAGCATCAGCTCGAGCAGCAGCAGCTCGGGCGGCGGCTTGATAGTAAGGCACTCGGGCATAGTTAGCTGCCTGAGCCGCTTTGGCAGAATCTATTTGAGCTTGAGATTTGGCAATATTTGCTTGCTGCAGTTGGGTCACCGCCCCCTTTCGCAGCATGTCAATTAGCTGCGGATCGTAAGGCCGGTTAGCAATATTCGGATCGAGCGGCTCGCCAAATTCCGACTGGTAAACCATCTTCATCTGTTCCCAAGACGCCTCGTTATGCACACCGTCGAGAAGGTTAGCCGCAAAGGTAAACCGTTTAATCTGATTAGTCGTCGTCTCATTTACAATCTTTTGATGGCCTTCCTGCAGCTTCGCGGCCTCGTAGACCTTTTTACCACCTTCCTCCAACAATCCCGCCTGCATCTCCGCATTACCCAGTCGCATTAAAACATCCGAAGTTTCCTGAACCGGATTGTTCCCGGCCGACTTATCCTGCGATCCCATCTGGAATAACCTAAGCGCCTGCTCCTGTCGTTGAAGCGAAAGCTTAGCGTTTTCCAGCGTAAACTTCTCAGTCTCCAGTTTAACCGCTCCCTCGGCCATGGAGAGCTGAAAGAGTTGCTTCGACTGATTATCCTGTTGGGCCTGTGATTGCCCTGATTGCCAACCCCAGAGTTCACTCATTACGGGCCGCCTGGGGTATTAATCAAATACCCTGACTGTGGTGAGCCGCCGCCCGAACTAATCGAAGCATAGCCAGTAGAACCTAGAAGAGTTCCCCCTGTCCCATTACCCAATCCATAGCCACCTCCTGCGCCGCCGCCCCCATAAGTATTCGCGGCATACCCTAAGGAAGCCAGTAAACTTCCCAATTGATTAAACGAACTCGACTGTGCCCCGCTTGCAGCACTTATTGCCTGCCCCGAACTTGTCGAAGCTTGAAGTCCTGAAAGTCCTGCCAGCAATTGCTCCTGCTGCATAACCTGGCTATTGGCAAAGCTGTTTCCGTATTGGAGCAGAGCAGTTTGCTGATTGCCCGATCCCAGATAACCTTGAGAAGCCAGGCTCCTATTCACGCCTTGCTCACCTACCGCTAACGACGAAGTGAATAAGGGATTCTGCAAATACCCTGACGGGTTATTCATTAAATTTTGAAGTTGGTTGTTGTAATAGGCTTGCTGCCCCTGAGTATACTGAGCAAGCCCAATTCCTTGCTCAGCGATTTCATTAGCCTGGCTTGATTCATAAAGCCCTACACCAGCCTCGACCAACGCCGAGCCGCCGCCGATCGCTACAGCTACAAAAGTCATACAGACTCCTTGAGTAATTGAACCAAAGGCGTGTTGCCTAGGCCATAGAGATTGGCGCTATCATACTCCACCACCTCAGCTTCAATATCAGATAATTCAGTTTTGTCAGTTCTATGTACGGTGACAAATACAGTGTCTTCATAAGTTACACCGATACGTTCAGTTCCCGGTGAGGTCATGAACACCATACCGGCTTTAAGTTCAACAATCTTGCCGCTCTCGTCGTAGATGCCAGTAGAGCCTTTGGCTACAATAAAATAATTAGGCTTGACATGCACACGGCCAACAAATAAAGTTCCTCGGGGAATACACGTCTGGCGAAGGTACATGCCTTCTAGTAAATAATGCCGGGTAGGGATTTTAACCTTGGGTATATCCCGGGCGGCTATCTTAATCTGTTCCACAACTTGATTCATGTAGCCGCCGTTTCGGAAATAAGAACTCCGTTTACAAAAACCATCATACCTTGGGAACCTGTCGGTGTGAGTTTCGCAGTCACCACTGTTACCGTATTCCCACTTGAAAGTATCTTCGCAATGTTCGTGAAAAACTGAAGCCACACCGTGGTCAAATGTTTGTCCTCGGTGAACATCGGAAGTTTAACTGGTGCATTAAGGTTCATAGTGTTCCAATATCCATTTCAAGTGCTACTGTGTTGAGCCTAAAGGGTGTGTTAGACTGGTGTCTCAAATGCCACGAACGCCGGTAGAAGGCGCCACAGTTATCCAGCACCGGCCGGCGGATAGACAGATCGACTGTTCGGAAATTACTATACTTTTTATAGTCATCATCCGAGGATCTGACTTTGAGTTTGGAACCAGCTTGCTGATCGCCATTGAAGCGCATCATGTGTAAAAACTTTTGTCGATCTATTCCGCCGTCGAAGTTGGGGGTATAGATATCTACAGGCGGCACAACACCATTATCATTAGGCGTGGCATAGTGCGGACTTAGATAATTTACATTTCCGCTATAATCTATACAGATCAACGAATTCAGTGTTGGATAGCCATTAGTTACTGCAGCTACCGGATACATATTCCCACTCGCGTCAGTCCACTGATACCAAAGCTTTTGCTCGATATCGTAAGCCATCGAAACATTGAGAGCCTGGTTAGTAATCACATAAATAGTATGCCCATCTAAGTTAATCAGCAATGAAGTAATCTCACCATACCCCAGGCCATTTAACCTCAATACCCTCTCCACAAAAGGGGTGGAAACTATCTGAGGCTGAAGGTTTTTCATAATCGCAACTCGTGAAATGCCTTCAATGTTATTGGTAACAAACACAATCACGTCTTCGAATTGCTGAACACTTGCCGGATCGGCACAGCCAAAATTGATGATGGTTCCAGGAACTTCAGCCAGGGGGCTTCCCGTCGTGTTGCCGGCGTCGTAGAAGAACTGAATTGAGTTTGACTTAATCGCCACAATGTAGGTGACTTGCAAGGCCAGGTAAACCGGAATATCCGGTTGGTTCCCTGCCACAATCACATTCAAAGGGTCCCAAGTGGAAACATCATTTAGGTTGGCACTTCCCCAGATATTACCAAGTGTATCCATGACATATGTTGTGCCGTCAAGGTAGACAGAACCTGGAACAGTGTTTACAGGATAGTTAGAATCTACAATTTTAGTAGTAACATTTTGTGCGTTAAGATAGTAACCTGACGATACTGTCTTAATAAAAATTTGCGGATTAGCTTGATTAAGTATGGGGGTAAAAGTTGCCGGACCATTTCCAGTAATAGGAAAAATTGGAATAAAGTTAACAAACAGATAGCCGCCCATGATGTAGAGAAGCTCCGAGTTGCCCTTACCATAAGTACCGTTAGTTGGGGTATAGTTCCACCCATACATTCCCAAAGTACTTTTAGAGATCGAAGGATACTCAGCACTCATGGCGGCATAGCTATACTGTATAGCAGTTCCATACCGCTTGATCACATTATACATGCCGGTCAAGGGATCTTTCTCCGCATAGGCATTGACTAGCCGCGCGTCAGTATTCAGGTTATAATCACGATTGGAAAGCGTAGCCACAAGAGG